GGGCACTCAGCCCGCGCTTTCCACCGGTCAGACGGCCAACGTCACGGCGACGCCGACGAGTGGCTACACGATCGAGGGCGACAACGACTGGTCGTACGACTACTAGGAAGTAATTTATTAAGGAGGCCAGAGGATGCTCACAATCACAGTTCCGGGCACTGAGATGTTTGACGAAGCCGCAAATGAGTTTGTCACGCGTGGCGACGTGGTGCTGGAACTGGAGCATTCTCTGGTCAGCCTTTCAAAATGGGAGTCAACTTTCGAAAAACCGTTTCTCACGGCTAAAGAAAAGACTCCGGAGGAGATTCTTGAGTATATCAAAGCTATGGTTTTGACTCCGGAGGTTTCTGACAACGTATTTGAACGGTTGTCGCAAGAGAATCTTGAGTCGATCAACACTTACATCGAAGCTAAGCACTCGGGTACGTCTTTCCCCGATGTTGGTGGTAGAAAGGCTCCGATGGTTCAGGAGATTGCTACCTCTGAGCTCATATATTACTGGATGACGGTTTTCAACATCCCGTTTACCTGTGAGAATTGGAATCTAAATCGCTTGTTCACCCTTATTCGGATCTGTAACGCAAAGCAGGAGAAGCCGCAGAAGATGAGTAAGTCGGCTATCGCTGCTCGCAACCGAGAACTTAATGCCCAAAGAAAAGCGCAGCTTGGCACTAAAGGCTAGAAAGGAGGACCGTGACTAGAATTGACTGGGATCAGATCACCGATCGGACGTTTGAGACCGGTATTGATCGTGCTGTCCTCTACACCGCAGAGCGCCCTGCTGCAGCTTGGAACGGGCTTACTGCCGTTACGGAAACCGGATCGCCGGAGACAAAAGAATACTTTTACGAGGGACTTAAAGTTCTCGTACGGGTAATTCCAGGCGCTTACTCTGGGAAGATTGAAGCGGTCACTTATCCCGACGTTCTCGACGAGATTACCGGGACGCTGTCTCATTCTGCGGGCATTCGCGTTCATTACGCAAGAGCTGAGCCATTTCATCTCACGTACCGCACGCGCATCGGCAACCCGATTGACGGCACCGATCACGGGTATAAGATCCATCTGGTCTATAACCTTCTGGCAAGCTTTGACGACATCGCGGCCAAGACGATTGGCGAGACGACGGAAGCTACTCCGTTTTCTTGGTCGGTAAGCGGAATGCAAAAGTTTGTGGTCGATGGCCGCCCTGCCGATCATATTTCAATTGACTCGCGATTGGTCGATCCAGAATGGCTTGCGAATTTGGAAAACGATTTGTACGGGACCGATCTTACAGCGCCATTTATTCCGCTGCCAAGTTCTGTTTTGCTGGTTTAAACCGAAGGGGAGCTATGATTCACGTCAAAGTATCTGGCTCCTTCAAGAACATGGAGCAGTTTGCTCAGCGCATAAAGCGTCGAGAGCAGTTTAAGGCGATTGAGAAATTCGGTGAAGATGGGGTCAGAGCTCTTCAAGCAGCTACCCCAAAGGACTCAAGTCGTACCGCCAACTCGTGGTATTACACGACAACCGATCGCCCTGGATATTTTGCCATCAATTGGGCAAATAGCGACGTTGAGGGTGGGGCTCCGGTGGCTGTTCTAATCCAGTACGGTCACGCGACCAAGAACGGTGGATACGTTCAAGGGGTTGACTACATCAATCCTGCTCTTAAGCCTATATTTGACAAAATCGCAAACGAGATGTGGAAGGTGGTGACTAAATAATGGCAAGTATTGATGAACGCATTGTTTCAATGACGTTTGATAACGCTAAGTTTGAAGCTGCTTTGGCTAAGACTATGGCGTCTCTTCAGAAGCTTGATGCATCGCTTGCCAAGATTGGTTCCACCAGCGGGCTGAACGATCTATCAAAGGCGGCAAGCAAGGTTGATTTTTCTCCGATTAACAAATCGGTCGACCAGGTCAACTCGAAGCTTGGGTCTATCAGTATTGACAGTCTTAAGAGTAAGTTTTCTTCCGCTACGTCGACTATCTCCGGAGCGATTGACTCAGTTCAATCGAAAGTATCAACCATTGGCTCCGGGGCTTCTAAAGCTTTTGGTCTTCTCAGTCGAGCAGCTGGTTTTGTTAACTTCGGCGGAGTCTCCAAGCAGGCCGAGGACGTCGACGCAAAGCTTTCTCAGATGGGCGCCAATAAAGCGTTTACCTCTCTTGAGACGTCCTCTGACCGCGTCCAGTTTGCCGGTGTAACTAAGGGACTTGACGCCCTTACTGGCAAGTTTTCAAACCTTTCGGTAGTTGCTACCGCTTCTCTGGCTACGATTGCCTCTAAAGCGACTTCAACGGGTCTCAACATCGTCAAGTCGTTTACGGTGCAGCCGCTTATTGACGGCTTTCAGGGGTACGAGACTCAGATTAACGCTATCCAGACGATTCTAGCTAACACCGGTCTAAAGGGTAGCAAGGGTATTGCTGAGGTTAATTCGGCTCTTGCTGATCTTCAAGAGTATGCCAACAAGACCGTCTATAACTTCGCGGACATGGCCAAGAACATTGGTACATTCACCGCAGCGGGTGTCAAACTCAAGCCGGCCACGGAGTCGATCAAGGGTATTGCTAACCTGGCCGCGCTTTCGGGTTCTAATTCCCAGCAGGCATCAACGGCGATGTATCAGCTTTCCCAGGCGATTGCCGCCGGGCGAGTTGGGCTTCAGGACTACAACTCTGTCGTAAACGCCGGTATTGGTGGTCACGTATTCCAGAAGGCCATTGTCGATACCGCCGTGGCAATGGGTACGTTAAACAAGAACGCGGTAAAGGTTAATAAGGCAACTGGACAGCTTACTATTAACGGTGAGTCGTTCCGTAACTCCATTTCATCCAAGCCCGGGAAGCCGACGTTCTTTACTTCGGACGTCCTTACCAAGACCCTTGCTCAGTTTACGGGTGATCTTACTGTAGCCCAGCTTAAAGCTCAAGGGTTTACTGCCCAGCAGGCTAAGGACATTGTCGCACTTGGTAAGACGGCAAGTAGTGCGGCCACAAACATCAAAACCTTTAGCCAGCTTACTCAGGCGCTTAAAGAGGAAGTGGCAACTGCATTTGGCACGGTCTTCAAAACGATCTTTGGCGACCTTGCCCACGCCACTACTTTGTTCTCCGGCATTCATACCGTGGTGGAGAACGGGCTAACTAAGCCAATTTACTCGCTTAATAAGCTCCTTGAGGCTACGGCAAAGCTTGGTGGTCGAGTAAAGTTCCTGGATGGCCTTAAAAACGTCTTTAATGCTATCAGTACGGCAATTCGTCCGGTCAAAGAGGCGTTCCGGGACATCTTCCCTGCTACAACGCCACGCGGTCTTCTTGGTCTTATCACTTCGTTTGATAACTTCTCCAAGAAGCTCAAAATAGGAGCAAATACTCTGGAGAACATCCGGAGAACGTTCCGGGGCGTGTTTGCCGTTCTTGACATCGGTAAGCAGGTTGTCTCCGGGGTGTTTTCTGCTCTGGTTTCTTTGTTTGGTGAAGCGGGCAAAGGCTCCGGAGGATTTTTGAAGTTCACCGGCAGCGTCGGCGATGCGCTGGTGAATCTTGACAAGTTCCTTAAGAAGGGCGATAAGGTAAAAACTTTCTTTACGTCTGTCGGTTCTCTTCTTTCTGTGCCAATTCATCTTATTGGCGTTCTTGGTGATGCTATTGGAAATCTGTTTGGCGGAAAAGCGGTTACCAATAATCTGTCTAAGAACTTGGATTCCGTTAACTCTAAGCTGTCGCCTCTCTCTTCGGGCATCAACGCCGTCAAAAAGATCTTTGGCGCGTTTGGTAACGTTATTAGCGGAATTGGTGACAAGCTCAGCGGTATTGGCGACGACATCGCTAAGGTCTTTGGTTCTTTTGGCAACATCGCAGCGAATGCCATTACCAAGGGAGACTACACCGCACTTTTTGCGGCAGTCAATACCACTCTGGTCGGCGGAATCTTCCTCACGTTGCGTAAAGCGCTTGGTGGGGGTGGGCCGAAGATCGAGATTGGTGGAGGCCTAGGTAAAAATCTGTCTGGTACTTTTGACAATCTTAATAAGTCAATTGTCACTCTTCAGCAGAACGTCAAGGCGAATACGCTGGTGAAGATTGCTACGGCTATTGCCTTGCTTTCTGGCTCGCTTCTTGTGTTGTCTAAGATCAAGCCGGCGCAGCTTACTTCGTCGCTCACGGCGATGGCGGTGGGCATTAAGATTCTTCTTGGTTCGCTTACGCAGCTTAAGGGTATTGGCTTTGGCGGTGCTGGAGCAGCTACGGGTGTGCTTATCTTGGCTGCAGCGATGGACACGTTGTCTATTGCTCTTACGGTCATCTCTAAGCTCAACCCCAAAGAGCTTGCTACGGGGCTTGCCGGTGTTCTTGGGTCGCTTAAGGCTATCGCTATTGGTACAAAGGGTATGGATAAGAGCCTTATTGCCGTTGGCGTTGCTCTACTTCCCATTTCCGCGGCACTTAATCTCATCGCGTTGTCGATGAAGATTTTTGCCACTCTCGATCCTGCTTCACTGGCAAAGGGCATTGGCGGAATCCTTGGCGCGCTTTCGGCGATCAACATCGGCACTCGAGGAATCGGACCGCAGCTCATTATCGTCGGTCCTGCTCTGGCGGTTGTTGCTGGAGCGCTTCTTATCCTTGCCGGGGCAGTAAAGCTCTTCGGTAGTATGGATCTTAAGACGATCGGCACAGGGCTTGTCGGAATTGCCGGCTCCCTCATTGTCATTGGTCTTGCCGTTCGTACCATTCCGCCTACGCTTGCTCTGCAGGCGGCCGGTCTGGTTATTCTCTCGGTGGCGCTCACGGGCATTGCTGGAGCGCTTAAGCTCTTTGCCAGTATGTCAATCGAAAAGACTGCCCAGGGTATTGGGGCCATTGGCGCATCGCTTCTGGTTCTGGCCGGTGGTCTATATTTGATGGACGGTACGCTCCCTGGTGCAGCCGCACTTTTGGTGGCCGCGTCTGCCCTTACGCTTCTGGTTCCGGTTATCGGCCTTCTGGGCAGCCTTAAGTTCTCTACGGTGGCTAAGGGTCTAGGCGCAATTGCAGCCACTATGGTGGTTATTGGCGTTTCCGGTCTCATTGCGGCTCCGGCACTTCTTGCCCTTGGGCTTGGACTTACTGGTTTGGGTGTTGGTCTTCTGGCTGCTGGCGTAGGCATCAAGCTCATCGCTACCGGCCTTTCGATTCTTGGTTCTACGGGTCAGAAGGGCGTTGCCGTCATGGTGGTCGCGCTTACTGGTCTTATTGCCGTTATTCCAAACCTGGTTATCTCCTTCGCCAAGGGCGTCGTTCAGATTATTGCGGAAATTGCCAAATTGGCACCAACTGTTGCGGTGGCGCTGGTTAAGATCATCAACACTCTTCTTGACGTGGTGGTGAAGTCGTCTCCGAAGCTTGCCGTAGCGGCTATTGCCCTTATTGGCGCGTTTCTTAAGGTAATCGACGACAAAGCCGACAACATTATCGCCACAGGTATCAAGCTTATTCTTAATCTTCTTCAAGGAATTAGGGATAATATCGTTCAGGTGACGACACTTGCTGGTGAGATTGTTACCGGGTTCCTGTCTGCGCTTGCTTTGCAGCTTCCGCAGATGCTGGCTGCTGGCGTATCGATTGTTGTTAATTTCCTTAACGGGATTGCGGCAAATATTGGTCGTATTGTGGCGGCTGGCGCAACCATGGTGGCGAACTTCCTGGCAGGTATTGCTTCGGCTCTACCAAGAGTGCTTCCGCAGGCAACCAAGGTCATTGTTAATTTCTTGACGGGCCTGGCTAACGATATGCCGAAGCTCACCGCTGCTGGTGCGACTCTAATTGCGTCGTTTATCAACGGTATCGCCAATAATATTCAAAAGATCATTGACGCTGGAGCAAACCTTGTCGTCAAGGTTCTGGAGGGTATTGGTAGTAAGGCAGACAAGGTTGCTTCGGCGGCGGCTAAACTGGTTGGTGATTTCATCTCGGCCTGCGCTGACGCGGTGCTTACGTTTGTCAATCGCATTGGGCACGTCATCCTGAATTTCCTTGTGGGAATTCGGCTTGCTATTATTAAGTATGAGACCCCAATCTTTGACGCTGGTGTAGACATCGCTATCGCTATTGTCGACGGCATCGTCCAAGGACTCGAAGATGGAGTTGCTCGTGTGGCTAAGGCCGCCGAACATCTGGCTCTATCCATTCCTGGTAAGCTGCTAAGTGTCCTGCATATTAAGTCACCCTCTAGGGTTATGATTGGTATTGCCGGACACATAACAGATGGTTTGGTTGTCGGTCTTAATGAGGGTAGTGCTGATGTCCAAAACGCGGCATCAAGGGTTGGCGACAACGTCATTAAATCGACCAAGATGGCTTTGGCCCAGATGCCGACTGATTTCGGGATCAAGAATATTAATCCTGTAATCTCTCCGGTACTGGATCTGAGTGCGGTGCATAAGGAAGCAAAGAACATGCCCGTGTTTGATTCACCTGTCGCCGTTACCGCGTCGTCGTCATTTAATCAAGCCAATGCCATCTCTACCGAGAAGGCTGCGGCTGACGCATTTAAGGTTGCCGCTGCTCAGGTGGCGGATATCCCTTCGGTCAAATTCGAGCAGAACAACTACTCCCCGGAGTCGCTGTCTACTGCTGAGATTTACCGACGGACAAATAATCAGGTGTCAAAGCTCAAAGAGGCTATTGGCGCGAAGTGACGCATCCCCCGGGGGATATTTCTACAAACGATCCCTCGGGGGACTTAGGAGGCAATAATGCTTACCAGTGTGACCGTCGTACCGCCTCCTGGAGCCGCTTGGCCGGAGTTTACAATGCCGATGTTCGTCCCTGGCGACAACGGCCTTTTCATTAGCAAGATCGATGGACTTACTCCGGTGGCTCAAAATGTCGTAACCAAAGATTACGGCGTAGGAGATGGTGAGTATTTTGTCGGTAAGCACCGCGGTAAGCGAAATATCGTTCTCACTTTGGGGATGGAGTCGCGTGGTGTAGACATCGAGGCTGCTCGAAGCGAGCTCTATGCCTTTTTCTACACACAGAGCTCGCTAAAGCTTCGTCTGAACTTTGACGACCGTAACGATCTGGTGATTGATGGATATCCGGAGACCCACGAGGGTGACAGGTTTGTAGCAGACCCAGAGACTCAGATCTCGATCATCTGTCCGAGGCCAAACTTTATTGATCCTGAAGAGCACACCGAAACCGGTCTTGCTTCAAATACGCCAATTGCTCTTCCTGCTCTTACTCCGGTTGAGTATTTTGGGGATCAGAGTGTCGGCTTTAAGATTCGCATTCTCCCAAACGAAACGGGAGACACCGAGCTTGGTCTTTTGATCTTGCATACCGGCGTTCTTGGGTCTGAGCCTGGCGTATTTTTCACTCAGCGATATCTCACGATTCAGGCAAGTGGGTATGACGATCCACTTACCACTGAAGAAGAGTTCTGGATCGACTCTCGACAAGGCTTTAAGTCTGTGTATATTCTAAACCCAACCACGGGTGAGCGTCGAAACGCAATGAAAGGTCTTGTCGGGGATTGGCCGATCTTGCACCCTGGTCTTAACCAGTTTCAGATTTACAACGACGGTAGTAAGACAAATCAGTGGGATATTTACTTCACTTACGAGTACGGCGGTGTCTAGATGCTTCTGTATGTCATTGATAAATATTCATTTGAGCGTTCGGCCGTCATTGAAGAATTTGAGTCCTGCATCTGGACTGAGAGGTTCATCGTTGCCGGAGAAGTAAATCTTGTTGTCCCAGCGGTAGTCGAGAACTCGGTGTATCTTCGTCCTGGAGTAATTCTTGAGAATGACGATGCGGATCTTCCGATGCTTATCGAGACTGCAGAGCTTAAAGACGGTCTCATCACAGTCACCGGTAAGACTATTGAGACGTTCTTTGATCAGCGTAGCGTAGCTCCGTTCGTCAAGACCGATTCGCCTGGGCGCATTCTGGGATCGATTGTTAACGACATGCAGACCGAGGACAGCGGTAGGTACGGTATTCCAGGAGTCAGGGAAGGGCTTGTCCAGGCCGGTGGCTCTGACGTTATCGTATCGACAAGTAAACGTGAAAAAGTCTACAGCCTTCTACTTAAGCTGGCGCAGCAGTATGCGGTTGATATGCATGTGCGCCGGGTCTACAACGAAGATCTTGGGTATCACGAGTTCGTGTTCAACACCCGAGTGGGTGAAGATCATACGGCTGATAGCGGAAGCGGTACGGTTAGGTTCTCTCCCAAAGACGACAACCTCATCGGCATCAACGAAGTTTACACCGCGGTCAATAATGCCCCCCTTGTGGTGGTTCAGGTTCCGACGAGGTTTGCGGCTCCCGGAGGTTTTGCTGAAGATCTGGCTGCGGTGGTCATCGATTACGTTGACGTTACCCACGACGATACCTATACTTTTCATACGTCCGTTGCCTACGCACATTGGGACTCTGCGTTTGACACCCGTATTTATGAGCCCGACAGTGAGACGCTTACCAATGACTACCTGTCAAGGCGTCTTCATATTTATTATCCTGGCTACACGGCGGCTGATTGGTATTCGCGCTCTGACTCGGTTAAGCAAACCGTTCTTCAGAACGAGATGGTCCGAATGGGTAAAGCAGCTTACAGACAGCAGCAGGGTAATCTCACCAGGGCCCTTGACGGGGAAGTAGCGCAAAACGATCTGGTTTATGGACGCGACTACAAGCTGGGCGATCTAGTTGAGGTAACTACAGCGCTTGACGAGTACGATGAAGTCCGTAACGCGGTTGTTACGGAGTATATTCGTACGTATGATTCAAGTGGGTCTCGCGCATACCCCACCTTTGCTCAGCCTACTGTGGCCGCCCCGTACGAGGATAACCCCGCTGACCCGCAGGTCGAGACTAAGCAGATTCTCGGAGACGGTGATCATACTTTCAGTATCAACGGAGTTATCCCCACCGATATTGAAGAGTTGTCGCCGCATGTAGTCCGGGTTCTTAATAATCAGACCAAGAAACTTGTCGCCATTTACAAGCTTGGGCCTCGTACCGGGACGTGCGATCTTAAGTTCATGCATAATGGGATTGTTATTGACGATTCTGATCTGCCGATCGAACTTAACGACTATGACGAGATCACGGTTGATCCCTCGATTCATAGTGACGGGGCAGCGTATGTATCAGGGTGCTTCAGTATTGAAGTCACCTAAGTCAGACAATAGTGTCGAATAAGGGGCGGGAGGCGTATGGACAAAGATACGTACGAAAGTCGTTCCCGTACGGTGTCGTTCACGCTGAAGCTAGTCGGTGTTTTGGGGATCATATTCGTCCCAGCTTTCTGGGCGGCTACGGGTCGCATCGAGCTTGCATTTCTTCCGTTCTTTGGCACGCTTGCCGGGGTCGGACAGGGGCTTGACGTACTCAAAGAGATCTCACAAAATAAAGGAGGCGCACGTGATGACGCCTAATACCCGCCTGAAGTTGAGTGCGATAATGATCATGATCTCGGCGGTGTATAGCGTACTGGTAGTTCAAAGCCCGTCTACGGCATCCGCCGTGGCTTCGGGATACGTAGCACTTCTGCTGACCGTGTTCGCCCTAGTCAACCTTTGGAAAAAGCCATGACTGATATCCCCACCCCGCCCGGACGTAGAACCAGTCGGTCAGAAGAACTTGAGAAGCAGATTGACGAGCATTACAAGCTACTTAAGGTTCGAAGCGATATTCATTATGAGGTGATGGAGCTTAAGCTTGCTCGCTTTGTCAAAAAAGCAATGTGGGCGTTTGCGTTTATCGGTATCACGAGCATCGTTGGTCTAGCTGGGTTTGGCGTTCTACTTTCAAAACAGCATCACACATCTGACGAAATTCAGCAGCAGCGGTTTGAGAGTCTCGTTACCACCTGTCAGCAGCAGAACGATCGTCATGACCGAACGATTCTCAAGGCCAGAGCTCTGCTTCCACCGGCAAACCGTGAGCTTGTCATCTTGCTGGTAAACGAACTACAGCCTTACGTTGAGGATTGCGTGGCTGTGGCCAAGTCTAAAGTGAAAGGGTAAATCCCGATGCCCGAGTCCCCATATTTCATGAAGTCAACTGGTACCAAGCTGGTGAAACTCATCATTAGTTTGCTGCTGGTCCAGATTGCGGTTTTGGCGCTCTTCTACGTTAAGTTCAACCACAATCAGAATGCTTTTGAAAGAGCTCAGAAAGACGACGCTCAAACGCTTGTTCAGAATCAGGCAAACTTTCAAAAGATTCAGAAAGCAAACGCTAAAGCACTGGTTGACAACAATCGTAAGTCTTGTGAGCTGGGTAAGATCGCTTCCCAAAACCTCGCTGATTTTGAAACTGCCCAGGCAGAGTATATTCGTACCGTAACTGGAGCTGCTTCGGTTAAAGAAGATGTAAAGAAAGCCGCGCGCAAAGCCCTACGAACGTTTAAAAGAACTTCGGCAGCAGCGCAGCGTCGTGCTCATCGAGACTGTATCAAGGCGTTCCCATATAATACGAAGGGGTTTTAATGATCAAAGACGAGAGCACTTACGACAAGCTGAAGTTCCTCACGCAGGTTCTTCTGCCGGCCCTTGGTACGTTCTACTTTGCCCTAGCTGGCATCTGGGGTCTTCCCTCCGCTGATGAGGTAGTCGGGACCATCGTTGCACTGGATACGTTCCTCGGCGTGGTTCTTCATATTTCCACGCAGGCCTACAACCAGTCAAACGCCCAATATTCGGGAGCTATCCACGTAGGTGACGAGGATGAGGACGGAATGCAGAACTTCCGCCTTGAGATTCCGCTGGACGCTAAGCAGGTTTCTTCCAAAAAGGAAATCCGGCTTAAGGTGAAGCATCCTCCGAAGTGATATTTAGGGGTCGCGGCTTTTTCCCAGCCTATAATAGACCCCTACCTAAGGAGAAACATGCTTCGCAAGTTCAAGAAGGACCCCAAGCTCCAGGAGGCAATCGACCAAGCGCTCATCGAGCTCATGCGTGATCACGCACCGCACGAAGATGACTACGCCAAGGCCGTCGACCAGATTCAGAAGCTACACAAGCTCAAGGAAGCAGAAAAACCCTTGACTGTGAGCCCTGATGCTCTGGTCAGCGCCGCCGCGACCATCGCCAGCATTATGCTGATCATCAAGCACGAAGAGTTCAACGCGATCGCCACCAAAGCCATCGGGTTCGTTCCCAAGCCGCGAATCTAACCACTTAGAAGATGTCAAAGATCGAGTCCCCAATTCCGGGGGCTCTTTCTTTGGCTATATTTTTTCGCGTAGAATTCACGGGCTATAGTGAGACCCCTACCCGAAAGGAAACCATGCACTTCAACTTCCCCTCCGACCCCATCGTCATTGTCGTTGATAATGGCCGCTACGAATGCTTCTCGCAACACTCCACCCCCACACTTTGGGACCTGGCTCTTATGAACCAGCTCCAGTCGATGGGCGGGGTTGCGGAAGGCACCGAAGACGGTATCTATCACTTCAGCGTCGAACACCTCCTCGGAGACAAAGTCGTTGCCCACATGGTCAAGATCGATTGATCTCAAAGAGAGCCCATATTCTGGCGCTCTCTTTTTTACAAAATCGCAGGAATTTCCTGGGTTATAATGAAACCCGACCAAAGGAAATTTTTACAATGTTCAAGCATTCCATCGTTGCTCACATGCTCCTCCTCTGCGTCCTCAGCATCATGATCGTTTTTATCATCGTGCTCGTGGACCAGATGGTGACGCCTGCGTTCAGCGACCTGACTGAGATTTTTAAAAACAGTCCAAAGTAGTTTCAAAGGAGATCATCATATTCTGATGGTTTCCTTTTTCGCGAGAATTTCCCAGCCTATAGTGAGACCCCTACCAAGGAACCGCTATGCACAATCATATCTACGCCCTCGGCTACCTCAACGGAACCCTCGCCGCTCTGGCCCAGACCAAGTCCACCATCGAAAGCGCACGCAAAGTCCATTACGACAACATGTACGCGCAGCTCGAGCTGGACCGTCTTCAGGCAGAGCACGACACCCTCCTTGCGGAAACCATGGAGCAGATGATTCTCATCCCGCTTTCCAACTAGACTCACAAGAGAGCCCATATTCTGGCGCTCTCTTTTTCTCACGCCTCTATAGCTCAACGGTAGAGCAATCGGCTTTTAACCGAAAGGTTCTGGGTTCAAATCCCAGTGGGGGCATATGCAATACATGATCCTGTACAAAGACGGCCACGTAGCTGGCCCATATTCTTGGGAGATGGTTCTAAGAGTTGTAAAGTACTACGCCACTCCGGTGATGACGCGAAAGGTCTCGCGAGTTTTTCACGCCCTATAGTGAGACCCATACCACCTTCATCACAGGAGATTATTATGAACAAGATCAAGACCGCCGCTTCCACCGCGAAGAACAAGGTCCACACCCACTTCACCACGCACAAGACCAAGTACGCCGTGGCCGCCACCGCGGTCGCCGCCTACAAGGTCCACGCGCAGGCAGTCGGGGAGTGGAACCAGTTCCTCGAGGAGAAGGGGCTGAAGGACGAGTTCTACAACCCCCGCGATGAGCTTGGCAACGAGCTCTAGAAGATTGGACCCCTAACCCGGGTCCTTTCTTTTTTGTCATCTAATAAAGGAATCTATGCTTGCAGATACTACGCCCGTAAACGCCACAAGTTACTGTCTTCACGGACAGATGGCCGATCAGAGCTACACCCGAGAGAGATCGGCTGCGTCAAACTCTCTACCGCTGGGCACGAAAATTCGCCTGGTTGGTAGAGCTGGACCAGGTGGTCTGCGGCTTTACGTCATTCGTGATCGTATCGGCTACGGAACCGAGCTTGACTTGTGGACTGACTCATGCGCTGATGCGCGAGCCTTTGGGCGTCGGAATCTGCGGTTTAAGATTGGGTGGAGTAAGCCGGTCGCGAGAAAATCCTAGCCTATAGTGAGACCCAACTAATCTAGGAGAAATCATGTTCAAGAACCGAATGATCCAGGTTAAGCTGGTCGACGTCCCCCAGACCGAGCCCACCGCCCCCACGTGCGTCCTCACCGACTTCGCCGCCGCAGATATTGCCCGCGAGCGATCGGAGAGGATGCTCAGGACCGCGGCTGGAGCATTCGTGCTCTACAAGTCCGTCGACACGCTCAACCAGATCGCTCTTCATATCGTGAAGACCAAGATCAAGTAGTTCAAAGGAGATCCACATTTGTGGGTTTCCTTTTTCATTTAAGGAGTGTAAAATGTTTAAGTGGTTTAAGAATCGTAAGCTTCCCGTAAAGCTTTATATTGATGGATCGTACGTGGGTCGGTTTCCCACCACGGACGAGGCGCTTGACTACGTTCATTCTACAGATTACCGCGTGTTTCGTATGACTAAATATGAAGACGGGTATGACAAGTGGGCTGGTGACGGATTCAAGCCCGGCGTTACAGGCGCAGAGATTATTGGCGCTGGCGTTGACATTAGTTCATCATGGGCCAACCATACGTTTTAGACCCTCGCGAAAAATACACGGCCTATAGTGAGAGAGATAGCTTCATTGCTATTCCGAGACACTAATGAGTGGGCGCAATCCCCACCCGGAGTGGTATCACACGAAACAGATACTTAACGATGCAGTTTTACTTGGGCTGCATACCTCTCTCATCTTTTTAAGATTCCTATTTGGGATCTTTTCTTTTTCAACCAATCAAGAAAGTGATCACATGAGTCATTCTCATATTTGTGATTGTCGCCGGTGTCGTAAGCCCTACGGATGCATGAGCTTTCTGTTTGACCTCATCATGGTGTTTCTCACCGGAGGTCTGTGGCTCATCTGGATCTTCGTGCGCGAAATGAGGAACCGATAATGCAGGCCAAGTCCCAGCAGAAGCTGTTCGTCGCCTTCCTTGAGATGCCCAACGGTGGTGTCCGGGACGTGAAGGTCAAGGCCGCCTCTTCAGAGGCCGCAGCCAAGCGCGCCATGAAGCGAGTGCAGGGGGCCGTTGCCTGCCGTCGCGTTGAGAAGGTGGCGTGATGACCGGCGTTCTGATTCTTATTGCCGCGCTCGTCGGGTTTCCCACGCTGTACTTCTACGTGCTGCCCTACGTCCTTGACTACCTTGAGGATGTTGTCACGCATTTCTACCGTCGCCGTAACCGTCGTCTCAAGCGCAAGTCGCATTTCTAGACCCAATCATATTTAAGAAAGTGATTAACATGAATACCGAAATGTTCAAGCAGGCCCAGAAGATCGTTGCCGACAACTCGGCCGCTCTTCTCACCGGCACCGGCGTCATCGGCGTCCTCACCACCGCCGTCCTCACCGGCCGCGCCACCGTCAAAGCGTGCGAGATCATCGCCAAGCACGAGCGCCACAGCTACGACGTCGTCAAGAACATGGATGACGGCCTCGACGAGACCCCTGTGGAGATCTGCCAGGAGAAGCTCTACACCCTCGACTCTGTCGACAAGGTCAAGCTCACCTGGCCCCTCTTCATCCCGGCTGTCGCGTCGGGCGTGACGACCATGAGCGCCATCGTGTTTTCATACCGCATCTCCGCTTCCCGCTCAGCGGTCCTGGCGGCGGCCTACGGCATGTCTGAGAAGGCGTTCAGCGAGTACAAGGAGAAGGTGCTCGAGCAGGTCACGCCCAAAAAGGCCAACGACATCCGTGACGCAGTCGATCAGCAGAAGATCGAGGATAACCCTCCGCCGACGTCGACCACGTTCGTCATCGGCGAGAACGAGGTGCTGTGTCTGGATTCGTTCTCCGGACGCTACTTCAAATCAAACCCGGCCAAGATCGATCGCGCCGCCAACGAGATGAACGCCGAGATCGGTAACAACCACGTGGCCAGGCTTAGCTCGTTCTACAACAAGATTGGGCTGGGGGACGCAGATGCGTTCGGCGACTTCATCTGGGACATGAACAACTACTGCGAGGTCGAGTACACCACGCAGATGACCGACGATCAGCGTCCGTGCCTCGTGCTGAACTTCGTGCAGGCCCCCAAGCCGCGATACGGGCAGGGTTACGACTGAAGTGACGGTGGTCCTGTTCCTGAAGGCTGGGAGCAGGACCCCGAAACTGGGCAGTACTACAACCCATCCACGCTGGGATCATTTCTTGGCGTGACGTGGTGTGAGTGAGAAGTATACGGGCCCGGGGCGCTTTCATACACAAGCGCCGGTATGTACTTATTGCATCTGTCCGGGAGGTGGGGAGGGGTATCCCTGCTCGTTTACCATATTTAAGTGAAAGGACTAAATGGAAAGTAAAGAGTTTGACGAGATTCTAGAGCAAGTAGTGGCGAAAGTCCACGCGGTTCTCGGAAGTAAAGCGAGTGAGTACGCAACCGACGAAGACCGACTGTTCAATTTCAAGACAGCAGCACGTCTTCAGAACATGGGAATCCCCCAGGCCCTGGGCGGCATGATGGCTAAGCACACAGTCTCGGTCTACGACATGATCGAGACTGGTAAAGAGTACCCCATTGAAAAATGGGATGAGAAGATCATCGATCATATTAACTACTTGATCCTCCTACGTGCGTGTCTCATCGAGAACGCCAAACCCGATAAGGACTGATTGACATAATCAAGAAAACGATTACATACGAGGCCCTCGACGGCGAAAAGCTCACAGAGGAACACTACTTCCATCTCTCCAAGGCAGATTTGATGGAGCTGCAGGTCGAGGACAAGCGCGGTTTTGCGGCCATGGTCGAGGAGCTTCAGAAGGAAGAGGATACTAAGCAGCTTTTTAAGCTGTTTAAGGATATTGTCCTTATGGCTTACTGCAAGAAGTCGCCGGACGGTAAGCGCCCCATCAAGACGCCAGAGCTTCGGGCCGAGTTTGCTTCGTCGGAGGCGTTCTCAGAGCTTGTCTTTGACATCATGGGCGACGAGGCGCAGGCGGCAGCCTTCATTACCGGCATTCTTCCGGCTGGTATTTCGGTGGAGACGCCTACGCCGGAAGTCGTGGCTCCCTCGGGTCCGCCGGAGATTAAGCGGGTTCTGACTAGGACGGAACTCATTTCTATGCCCGATCACGAGCTCCGCGAAGGTCTCGCATCCGGTAAGTTTGTCATGGCAGATGATGATCAGATGAATGATGACTACGGCGAGCGAGACGGGTCTATCGCTTAGTCATATTTATGGGGACTTGGACGACACCTAGGGGTCTCACCCGTTATCCTCAGTCTTAAACGACAATCAGCGCGGCCTACTCCTTTCCACGCGCTCTTGTGCCCATATGACTCGCAGAAAAAACAAGGCCTATAGTGAGACCCTAACAAACTTTAAGGAGAACTATTATGTTCAAGACCATCGTTTCCGAAATCACGAACCGCAACAACATCAAGGCTGCGGTCCGCCTCGTCATCGCCGCCAAGGTGGAGACCGCAACGGAAGAGGCGCTCATCAACAACACCGACCTCGAAGAGGACTCCGTCCGAGTCCGCGTCGCAGGCGCTGTTGCTGGTGCTGCTGCCGCTACTGCTGCGCGCCCCGCCACTGACGCGATGATCGACAAGATCGCTGACAAGATTCAGTCCGTTCGTGAGAACCGGAACGCTCGAAAGAACACCGAGACCCCCGAAGTCATCTAAGACCTCAAGAGAGATCACCATATTCTGGTGGTTTCTCTTTTTCGCATCTCAATCAGCTAAGGACAACCATGGAAGACTTCCCGCCCAATTCTAAGAAGGCAGCAACCCCGCGCCGCGAGCCTGAAGCAAAGCGCGTTGAGCAGGTCACGTCTGCCGAAGCTCAACGGCGGAATAAACCACTTGGTAAGAAGTTCAAGGAGACGTTCATCGGAGGCGACGCCAAGACCACAGCCAACTACGTGTTCTTCGAAGTGTTTCTGCCCGAGGCCAAGAGTGTTGTCGTTGACGCGTTTACGCAGGGCTTTGAGCGGTTTATCTTCGGAGACAGCCGTGGCCCTCGTCGTCCATCTACTCCGTCGGGTGGTGGCTACAGCCAGTTCGGCCGGGTCAACTACAACCGCATGACGTCAAACATTCAGCAGCGCGGTCCAGTTGGCGCAGCTCCTCCGCGTCAGATCTCAACCCGGGCCCGCCAGCAGCACGACTTCGGCGAAATCCAGGTGGCCTCGCGCCCTGAGGCAAACGAGGTCCTTGACCGGATGTACGATCTCCTCAGCAAGTATGAGTACGTGACGGTGGCAGATCTCTATGCCCTCACCGGTATTCAGGCAAGCCACGTCGATCACAAGTGGGGGTGGACTGACCTTCGCGGGACCGCGCCTCGGCGTAACCGCAGCGGTGAGTATATCCTCGACCTTCCAAACCCCGAATACTTGGACGAGTAATCATGAGTGACGGATACCGGCGTCGCGAAGTAATTGCAATGTACCCTGGTAGTCCCGGCTGGAAAAAGCGTGTCATGAAAATGTCAGATGGCCAGGTCTTCGCCATCTACACAAAGCTCCAGCAGAAGCGAGAGCAAGAAAAGCTGGACGCAAAAAAGCCGAAGACCGATAACCCTGACATCCCTTTTTAGGAGAACCAATATGCAGATCATTCCCCAAAGCGTAGCCCGCAAGATTGCGGTAACCGCGCTGAAGCACCAGAAGAACGCTCCGAAGATCCTGTTTGTGGCCGGCATTGTCGGCTCGACCGCTTCCACCGTTCTGGCTTGCCGCGCGACTCTGAAGCTTGACACCGTGGTGACCAAGACGCAGACCGACCTGGAGACCGCTCGTGGGCTCGTCAAGACGAACCACGAAGACTACTCCGCCTCGGACTGCCAGCGCGACGTCACCGTCATCTATATTCGTGGCGTGGTCGATGTCGCTCGCCTGTATGCTCCCGCTGTTCTTCTGGGTGCTGCGTCGGTGGCAGCTCTCACGAAGTCCCACAACATCCTGCAGCAGCGAAACCTCGCTCTGACGGCCGCCTACGCTGCGGTGGATGAGGCGTTTAAGAAGTACCGCGCAAACGTCGTTGAGGAGTACGGCGAAGAGGTGGACCGTAAGCTGATGCATGAGCACGAGGAATACGAGGTCGTCGAGAACGGTAAGGCGGTCAAGAAGACGCGCGCCAACATCGACGGTATGCCCTCGAAGTACTCTAAGTTCTTTGACGAGTACTCAACTGAGTGGTCTGAGGATCCCGAGTACAATTTCACTTTCCTTCGGGCCCAGCAGAACTGGTTTAACGACCTGCTCAGGATGCGCGGATTTGTCTTCCTAAACCAGGTCTATCAGGGTCTTGGTCTTCCGTCTACGTCGGCTGGCGCAGTTGTCGGCTGGGTCCTTGACGGTGAGGGTGACTCGTTCATCGACTTTGGCATGTTCGACCAGGACCGAGACTCGGTGATTGACTTTGTCAACGGCCGAAACAACTCCATCCTGCTTGACTTCAACGTCGACGGTGTCATTTACGACAAGATCGATCAGCTTGCCGAGGACAAGTACAAAGCGTGGCAGAAGTAGACCTGCAGGAAGTATACGAAACGATGACCGCCGAGCAGAAGGACGTGGCTCGGTGGTACGTCGGAGCAGCAGTCCATGAGGTCGACGATATTCCCGATAACATCAAAGCAGTGTACGAGGATATGGCCGACCCGCAGAAGATGCTTATTGAACATATGGTCAAGAGCACGCTTACGTATAGACCTAGTGAGGATGATAGCTGATGGAAGAAAGTGAAATTGTCGAGCAGGCCAAGGAGTATATTTCCGACGGTCTTGAGGAGTTCGTGGATGTCCCAAAAGGCCTAACCTCAAAGCAGCTTGCTCTCGCAGCAGCCTCTGTTGTGGCTGGGACAGCTATCGGCGCATTTGTCGGCTATCGGTTTGCCGAGAAGCGGCTGTCGACCAAGTTCGAGCAGCTGATGGCGGAGGAGTCTGAGCAGCTTCGAGAGCACTACGCTCAAAAGCTCAAGGCAAAGCAGGAGAAGCCGTCGATGGACGAGATGGCAGACCTTGCCGGTCTTCGCCGCCAGCAGGACGCGTATTCGGATATTGTGGCCGATTATCAGCCCACGGCCGAAGAAGTAATCGAGAACATCAAAGAAGACGTTGCGGCTAAAGCAGAGGTGGCTCCCGTGGAGATGGAAGCTGAGACGAGTAATATTTTCGTGGAGCGAGACAAGGTTGAAGTTGAGCCCTGGGATTACTCCAAGGAGATGAAGGCTCGAGATCCGCGGTTCCCGTACATCATTCATGTTCAGGAGTGGGAAGAGAACGCGTCTGAGTACGACAAGATCGATCTCACCTACTACGAGGGCGATGAAGTTTTGTCAAATGATAATGACGTAGCCCTTGGGGATATTGACGAGACCGTTGGGTATGACAACCTCAAGCGGTTCGGTCACGGGTCCGGCGACCCTCACACCCTGTTCATCCGTAACGACGTTCGAGAGGTCCTCTATGAGGTTTCGCTCTCTGGAGGTACATACGCTCAGGAGGTCGGAGGCTTTGACCCAGAGCTGAGTCACTCCTACGAGCGCCGAACGGATCGGAGAAGGTTCGACGATGACTGACCGCACGTTAGCTCCCTATCTGGGCTGGCTAGCGTCGCAGGTAACGCCCAATCGTCGGCGAAACTTTGACGAACTCTTTGAGCAGATGTTTGCCAAGGAGTTCGTCTTTGTCATTGCCAACGATAACAACCGGATTCAGGATGCCCGAGAACTTCGGCATGACTATTTCCGGGAGCAGCGTATCAAACCCTATGTGGACGTTGATATTCTGGGGCCGATCTCTGTGCTGGAGGTCATGATAGGTCTCTCTCGCAGAGCTTCTTTTATGACAGACGATCCGCCAGGCGAATGGGCTTGGCAGCTTCTTTGTAATTTGGGGCTAGATCGATATTCCGGACGCATCAGTCGTAGATGGGCAAATGAGATTGACGAGATTCTCGATATTCTCATTTGGAGGCAGTACTCAGAAGCCGGCCAGGGTGGGTTCTTCCCTCTGGCTTGGCCCCAGCAGGACCAGAGAGATGTCGAGCTCTGGTGGCAGCTCAGCGCATATTTGGCCGAGCAAGAAGATCCCCACGACGTTCCTGGAGCATAACGATGCAGAGCATTGGTGAAATGGCGTACGAGCGTTATAACAAGATGATGAACGGTCGTGGCGCCGGAGGAAAGAAGCTTAAGCCCTGGAAAGAGCTTTCTGACGATATTCAGGAAGAGTGGACCGCGGCTGCGCTTAATCTAGGAATGGCCAAGACCGCCGTTGAATCTCAGAGGGAGCGTCCTAGTGGTGGTAAGCGAGTTTGAGTATTATGGACGGGTAGCCTTTGAGGCTTTTCGTCTACATCTGAATAGTCTATTTCCTGACGGGACGTTTATTCCTGAATGGGAGAACCTTGGTGATGATCTACAGCAGGCGTGGATTTCATCCGGTGACGCTGCTGTAAAAGCCTATCAAGGCGAAGAATAATGTACCGAGTGTGGTATTGCCCGGTATGTTCGTTTGGTATTCAAGTACACGTCTTAAGAGTGCCACCAGCTTGGGGTAGGTTTTGTGACAACGGACACGCTATCACAGAGCTTATCCCGGGCTATCCTTTGGTGTGGCAAGATTTTGGCGATCAAGCATGACGTAAGAAAGGAGGGCTATGGACTTCTATCGGATCCTTACTAGAGAGACGAAGACGGGAATCGAGATGTACCCCGACTTCATTGTTGGTCGTTCCAAGGATCTGATGGTCCAGGGTCGTACCTTCTACGCAATTTGGGACGAGGCCGCGCAACTGTGGTCTCGTGATGAGTACGATGTGCAGCGGCTGGTGGACGAACATCTGGCCGCTGAAGCTGAGAAGTGCCACAAGAGCATGGGCGTTCCGCCCCGAGTTAAGTACATGAACTCGTTCGGATCCTCCTCGTGGACTCAGTTCCGTAAGTTCCTCATGAACATCTCAGATAACGCAAAGCCTCTTGACTCCAAGATCATATTTGCAAACTCTGAGGTGAAGAAGACCGATTACGCTACCAAAAAGCTCCCGTACGCTCTACAGGAAGGAGACTGCGACGCATGGCACGAATTGCTTGGCACGTTGTATTCTCCGGAGGAGAGACTGAAGATCGAGTGGGCGATCGGGTCTATTGTCTCTGGGGACTCGAAGAAGATCCAAAAGTTCTTAGTCTTCTACGGACCGCCTGGAACGGGCAAGTCCACGGTGCTGAATATTATTCAGAGCCTGTTCGAAGGCTACACAACAGCATTCGACGGCAAGGCGCTTGGTTCCTCGAGCAGTGCCTTCGCGACGGAGGTTTTCAGGAACAACCCCTTGGTGGCGATTCAGCACGATGGGGATCTCTCCAAGTTGGAAGACAACGCACGACTCAACTCCATCATCGCTCACGAAGAAATGACGATGAACGAGAAGTACAAGCCAAGCTACACCAGCCGGGTCGATGCGATGCTTTTCATGGGGTCAAATCAGCCAGTTAAGATCTCTGACGCTAAGTCGGGAATTATCAGACGGTTGGTTGACGTACACCCCACCGGGGTAAAGATCCCGCCGCGGCATTACTCTACGCTTATGAGCCAGATCGACTTCGAGCTTGGGGCCATTGCCGCACACTGTCTTAAGACATATCTTGAGATGGGGAAGAATTACTACAATACCTATCGTCCGCTCGAGATGATGTTGCAGACCGACGTCTTCTTCAACTACATTGAGGCAAACTTCGAGCTGTTTAAGTCTCAAGACTACACCACGATTAAGCAGGCATATTCTCTGTATAAGGAGTTCTGTGAAGAAAGTGGAATCCTTAGAGTCCTGCCCCAGTACAAGTTCCGTGAAGAGCTTCGAAACTACTTCACCGACTTTAGGGATCGCGGGGAAGTTGACGGTGAGCCGGTTCGCAGTCTATATTCCGGTTTCACCGCAGATAAATTCAAAGCGCCAAAGAAGGAAGGAGGTGCGTTCTCTCTTGTCCTGGAGGAAAAGGTGTCGCTCCTTGATGAGGCGCTGGCTGAGCAGCCGGCACAGCTCGCGAGCGAAGACGGCACTCCCAAGCAGAAATGGTCGAATGTAAAAACCAGGCTTTTAGATATTGACACCGGTTCTCTACACTACGTCAAAGTTCCAGATAATCACGTCGTCATTGATTTCGACCTAAAGGACCAGAATGGTACAAAAGCTCTTGAGCGCAATTTGGAAGCGGCGTCTCATTGGCCGGCTACCTACGGAGAAATCAGTAAGTCGGGAAATGGTGTCCACCTCCATTATACATACACCGGTGACGTCTCCGAGCTATCGGGATCTTACGCTGATGGGATTGAGGTCAAAGTGTACCGGGGGGACTCCTCCCTGCGACGCTTGCTCACACACTGCAATGCGGTGCCCATTTCAACCATAAGTAGCGGTCTGCCGCTTAAGCAGAAGAAGGAGAAGATGCTTTCCGCCAAAACTATCAAGTCCGAAAAGGGACTGCGTGATCTGATTGCGCGTAATCTCAAAAAGGAAATTCATCCGGGCACTAAGCCCTCGATCGACTTCATCAAGAAGATCCTCGACGACGCGTATGAGTCGGGTATGAAGTACGACGTGACTGACCTTCGCTCGAAGATCACCGCGTTTGCCAACAACTCCTCTAACCAGGCGGCCATCTGTCTTAAGACGGTCGGGCAGATGCAGTTTGTCTCGGCTGAGGATGTCATCTCCGACGTGCAAGTCGACGTTGAGGACGACCGAATTGTGTTCTTTGACGTTGAGGTCTACCCGAACCTCTTTGTCATCTGCTGGAAGTTTCATGGCTCTGAGGAAGTGGTCAAGATGATCAATCCAAAGGCTCATGAGGTTGAGGCGCTGTTCAAGCTGAAGCTCGTCGGCTTCTACAACCGCCGTTACGACAACCATATTCTCTACGGTGCCAGCATGGGCCTCTCTAACGAAGAGCTCTTCAAGCTGTCCATGAGCATTGTCGAGAACAAGAAGGGCGCTCCGTACGCGGCGGCGTATTCTCTGTCGTACGCGGACATCTGGGACTTCTCTTCCAAGAAGCAGTCGCTTAAGAAGTTTGAGGTTGATCTTGGGATTCTCCACATGGAGCTCGATATTCCCTGGGATAAGCCGGTGGATGAGAAGGACTGGGAGCGGGTGCTTCGTTACTGCGAGAACGACGTGCGCGCTACCGAAGCGGTGTTCGAGGATCGTAAGGGCGACTACGTGGCCCGGCAGATTCTCGCTGAACTCTCTGGCCTTACGGTGAACGACACAACTCAGAACCATACTGCCAAGATCATCTTCGGAAACGATAAGTATCCGCAGAAGAAGTTTAAATACACCGACCTCTCGACCGAGTTCCCCGGCTACCAGTTTGCCATGGGGAAGTCTACGTACAAGGGGGAGGACCCGAGCGAAGGGGGGTATGTCTATGCAGAACCGGGGATTTATGAGAACGTCGCCGTACTGGACGTTGCCTCCATGCATCCAACTTCCATCGAGATTCTCAACTGTTTCGGAGAGTACACTCCGAGATACACTGAACTCCGACATGCGCGCGTCGCTATCAAGCGGGGCGAGTTTGATAGAGCACGAGAGATGCTTGACGGAAAACTTTCTCCGTTCCTCGAAGACGAGAGTACGGCAGAGGCGCTCTCCTACGCGCTGAAGATCGTGATCAACATCGTCTACGGCCTCACGTCGGCCAAGTTTGATAACCCGTTCAGGGATATTCGTAACGTCGACAATATTGTGGCAAAGCGCGGTGCTCTGTTCATGATGGATCTTAAGTCCTTGGTGCAGGAGGCCGGCTACACGGTCGCCCACATCAAGACCGACTCCATCAAGATCCCTAATGCCGATGAGAAAATCATCCGGATTGTTGAGGAGTTCGGTAAGCAGCACGGGTATGAGTTCGAGCACGAGGCCACCTACGATAAGTTCGCTCTGGTGAACGATGCGGTGTATGTGGCGCTTGAGAAGCCGGTGCCGTGGGAGGAGCCTTATCCTGCGGTTAAGTGGACTACAGTTGGTGCGCAGTTCCAGCACCCCTACGTCTACAAGAGCCTGTTCTCAAAGGAGCATATTCTCTTTGATGACTTCTGTGAGGCCAAGTCGGTGAACAAGGGCGCGATGTATCTGGATAAGAAGGGGCTCTCAGAGGATGAGCGCTCTGTCGAGAAGATGCGTCATATTGGTAAGACGGGCCGCTTTGTTCCGGTTACGGAAGGCGGCGGCACCCTTTACCGGGTTCACGACGGAAAGTTCTACGCCGTCAGTGGGACCAAGGGCTTTCAGTGGATGGAAGCTGAAGTGGCCGAGGAGGTTGGTGAGAAGCTTGAGATTGATATGTCATATTTCACCAAGCTTAAGGAAGCGGCGATCAAGCAGATTGAAAACTTCGGAAGCTTTGAGGAGTTTGTTGCGCTGTGAAAGTAAAAGATCTCATTGCTCTGCTGACGGATTTGGCAGAGCAGGAAGGCGATATTCCCCTCAAGGTTGAGCGGCCCTTTGATCTTGGAGAGGCGGTACCAATGACCGGAGTATGGGTGCGCGGCAAGGGTAGTACACGCCACGTTGTATTTGTGACGGGGAATAAGTAATGAAACGTACCGTGCCCCTTAAGTGGGAAGGACGGATTGTGGGTGATGCGATTATCGATGACGATCGTGAAGACGACATCACGGTAACGCTCACCCACGTTCACGACGAAGAGCTCATGAAGTTTCTTTTCATGCTCAGTCCGCCAGTAGAGCTTCATCCTTATCAGCAGTCTCTTATATTTAAGGAGCATAAGCATGGTAATCAGTAGACACCGGTGTCCGGTGTGCGGGAACGAGGCTGACTTTACTCCGGTCCTCGAGGGTAAGAGTAAGTGCTTCAGCTGTCACGCGATTGTGCAGACGGCCGATCTCACCGCTCTTCAGCATGATGAGTTGGCCCAGCCTGGCGATATTCTCGGAGAGTCTGTCGATGGGTGAGCTTCAGGAGTACAAGACTCTGGCGACAACGGTGATGGCCGTTCAGTGGTTTAAGAACGGTGATCATCCTCTGGATAAGTCTGAAGCAATCGTCATCGACCAAAAGGAGTTTCTCTCTGAAGGAAAATTCGTTCGCCGGTTTAGACACCCCGACATTGATGGAGATGAGGCATGTGACAGATGCGGACATAACTTCCACTCACACGGCTTCATCGAAGTCCCAGATGACGGTATCGGAGATCCTGACGCGGGCCTTACAGTCTGCCCGTCGGATTATGTCGTCACTAATGAAGAAGGTGACACGTATCCTACACCGGCTGAGGAATTTGAGAAAACCTATAATCTCAGGGCCGGCTATGGTGGTTAGGTATAAGCGCCGGTACAACCCCTACACCGGCAGGTGGGAGTATCCGGGGTTAGGTCACAAGAAGTGTAGGGCGGTGTATATTTCGTGATCAAGAAGTTCAAAAGCACATTTGAGCCGCACGTATTCATCCCGTATCCGCCTGGCCACACGCTTACCCGAACGTGTATGAAGTGTGGTCGGGCCTGGGATAATCCGATTCACAAAACTGAAGTTAAAGAAACTAAGGAGTCTGACAAATAATGCCTACTGATCCAAACGCCGTACTCATCGAGAACGCCTCGATCGTCTTCCGTAACTTCGAGGGTAAGGAAGGGCAGTACAACCGCGCCGGCGACCGGAACTTCGGTCTGCTGCTGGACGACGAGACCGCTGAGGCGATGCTCGCCGACGGCTGGAACGTGAAGTATCTGAAGGTGCGAGACGAGGACCTCGAGGAGGACCCGAACACGACGCCGCAGGCCTGGCTCCCGGTAACCGTGGGCTACAGCGGTAAGCCGCCAAAGATCGTTATGATCACCGCGCGCGGCAAGACCAACCTCGATGAGGAGACCGTCGCTCAGCTTGACTGGGTGGACATCGAGAACATCGACATGATCATCCGCCCGTACGACTGGGAGGTAAACGGCAACACCGGACGCAAGGCTTACCTTAAGTCCATGTTCGTCACCATCGACGAGGATGAGCTCGAGCGCAAGTACGCCGACATGGAGGAGCAGTGATCTGGGTCTTTGGGTTTATTGTCGTTATCCTGGAGATCTTCATCAGGCGTAATAAAGCCAAGCGTGTTGACGTGTGCGGTATCTGCTATCAGAACCGTGCGGTTGGTACTACTGGCCCATGTTCTAATTGCGGTCACAACCTCACTTGGTGGGGTAACGTCCGGAGTGACAGTCTGCCAGCTACAGCGGAGGTTCTAAAACCATGATTACCGGAGCAGCTATCGCTCTTATTTGCGTCATCATCGGATACGCGCTCGGTACCGCCAAGGTTGATTCGTGATTGGCCTTGTAATTGCAGTGGGTCTGCTCGTGATCCTAGCCTTTCTCATCGGCTATTTTCTCGGGCGGGCCCCGTTTGTTCCGCCTGGGGATGATGAGTATATTGAAATGCCGTAGTACCAATTCTTACAAATAAGTTGTACAAGGAGATTAAGATAGACCAATGATTCAGACTACGACGTATGTTCGCAAGCCTCTTTACGTTGAGGCCGTCCAGGTCACGCCGGAAAACTTCAACGAGATTGCCCTGTGGTGCCAGGGTGACATCCAGGAGATCACCGAGCGAGGCCGCACCTTCCAGTTCATCGCCGTCCGGGTGACCAACCCCATGAACCCTCGCCAGGGGCAGGCGCGTGTCGGCGACTGGATTCTGACTTCCGAGAGGGGCTACAAGGTCTACACCCCGAAGGCGTTTGAGAAGGCGTTCGATCCGGCAACCGGTACCACGGGGGCGGTGGGTGTCTCAGGTGAGGTGAACATCTACCAGAACGGCTACACTCCGGCAGACCTTCAGGAGCTTTTGGCCAAGGGGCATAACGTGGTCGCGGTCTCGGATGAGCCCATCGAGGCGACCCGAGACTCCCGTGTGGAGAACAACGCTGTCGGGACTGGCCCCATGCCTGAGCAGCCGCTCCCTGGCGACACGGAGGTCCCCACCACCCCGCCCGCTGTCCCGGAGAACCTCACCGAGCGTGACCCCAACGTGGTCTACCCCGACTCCCCGGAGACGACTGCGTAATGAGTGATAAGGCCGAGACGGTAAGGCCTTGTCCGCAGTGGACGATGGACTCGTGTCACTGCCCGGTGCTAAAGCAGTGTGTTCGTTGGGAAAATCACGATGCCGAAGTGGTAAAGAAGCATACGCCCGAGCGAAGGCTTGACCAGAGGCTCAGCGCGCTTCAGAAGGCAAACGATATTCGCGCTAAACGAGCACGCCTAAAGAAGGATTTGAAGGCGGGTAGAGTGAATCCGAAACCGCTTCTGGAAGATCCGCCTGAATATATTCATACGATGAAGGTAGAAGAACTTCTGCGGGCTACGCCTAAGATTGGGCGGGTTAAAGCAATGAAGTACATGAATCGTGTTCGCATCTCAGCCTCGAAGTCTGTGGGCGGCATGAGCGAACGTCAGCGTATGGAGCTTGTCGCTGAAATGCGATGAGGATTGTGGTCGAGTAGCCGGTAACGATCCGCCGCATTAGGCAAGAGGGGTATCGCTATTCTCCTCAGGTCGGATGACCACACTCGGTGAGACTAAGTCTTCAGCAACCTTGGCGGCGCTGGGCTTGAAGTCTCTCATGCAGGGTCCGTGAAGCCCGGTTTTCAAGAAGTCGGCGTGTTGGGCGTTTACGTAAGAGAGATCAATATTAGTCAAACGCATCGTAGACGATCTCCGCCGATTTATTTACTCGTCTGAGCGAGGATAAATAGCCGTCTAGGCTCAGAGCGCCGCCGAAAGGCGGGAACGCCGAGAAGGTCACTCGGGGCGTGTGCGCACACGTTGTGGTTCTTTGGTTTATTAAACAAGTCCCTTTCTATGGGCACCGTAGAACAATCAAACCGGCTGTCTGCAGCAGCGACAGGGGCGTCTTAGGTTTTCTTCGATGGCCTAGGGCGCCCCTTTTTAAACTTTTCTCAGTGCTCGTCCTATAAACGCATATTTTGACATTGATTAAGAAAGGAAGTGATGCCATGTAAAATGCAGCACCCGGATGGGGACGTGGTTTAAACTGAGATCACTTAGTACTGAGCGATACATCCATTTGAGGATGTGAGTTTCCGACTTTGACGAAGTGCTGGTGATATATTCCAGAGCAGTAAATAGGAAACTACTCAGTAGCGACCTAGCGCTACCGGCGCCCTAACAGGGGTATAGGCGATACAGAAGTCAATGCCTGCGAGTTTGTAGTGTGGAGTCAGTTCGAAGTTAGCCCAGTTCTTTATCTAAAGGCCTTTAGATTATGAGCTGCTTGAATAAGCGCTAATTTTGTATTGACCACCAACTACAAAAGAGCACCCCGCCAAGCCCAACCAGTCTTTGTGGGCGTTTACACTCGATACCATGGGAAGTGCCCAAGCGACGGGATCGGTCTTCTACTGGTGAGGACTGGTCCCGTTCCTTGGTTTTTGTTTTCTAATCTTAAAGGACCAATCATGATTACTGATCAAATTAAAGCTCAGATCTCTAGTCTTATGAATGCTATGGAATTTAAAGACAAGGGCTCTGAGGAATACCATAACATGTGCGAATCTCTGTTACACCTCATGGGTGCTCTTAAGCTTTCTCAGCAAATCGACGAGTTTGGCAGGCACTCAGACTTCTAATCTAAGGAGGCATGATGTCTCTATTCCAATATGCCGTACAACTTAATGAAGACAGCATCGACGATATCTGCAGGTTCACTGAACAGTACGGATACGACTTCAGGCCAGAACTTGAGAGTATGCTGTGGGACTACGTCGGCTCGCGGTCTTATCCGTATGTCGACATGGTGTGGGACTACGAGCGAGGCATCCCCGTCTCGTTCAGCTACGTAAATGGCAACACCTTCGAAGCCACTTGGCATTTCGGAGAAGGTTGCCGCGGGCCCTTTCAACGAATTTGGAGGAATTAGTAATGAGCGATCTTATTGGACCGGTAATTACCGAAGAGTTCTATCAACTCCGTACAAAAAAACTTAGCGGAGAGATTCGTCAAGAAATTGACCGGCTTGTAGAAGAAGCAGTACTTAATGTTTCTGTTTCAATGGATTATCGTATTCAAAACGCATACCTTGCTGGAGTGTCAGACGGGTACGCGCAGGGAGTTCTGGCCGGACATATTTCCAAGGATGAGGTGAACTAATGGCTTACGATTCAGCTTACGACAATATGAACCATGTGGATGAAGTGCGAAATAAGATCAGACAAGTGGTAGTTGATCTTGAAGAGCGAGCCATTGTCCACGACGCTTCTAAGTTCGAAAAGCCTGAGAAGCCAATCTTTGATGAGTTCACACCCAAGCTCAAGGACTCAACCTACGGCTCGGATGAGTACAAGCAGTTTCTAGCTGACATGAAGCCGGCTCTGGACCACCACTACGCGGTGAATGATCATCACCCTGAGCATTTTCAATTTGGTATTAAGGACATGAATCTAGTCCAACTTATCGAGATGCTCTGTGATTGGAAGGCCGCATCTATGCGTCACGACGATGGGGATCTTGGTAAGTCGATCGAGATTAATGCCGACCGGTTTGGGTACGACAAAGGACTTACCGCAATCTTGTGGAATACGGCAAATTACTTTGGATGGCTTTGATGGGTGAAGTTGAGCAGCAACGCATGAATACACCCGAGATGGTGAAACTTGACACGCTTGCGTTTGTACCCGATGAAGAGATTGAGGCGACGCTTCGTAGAGATGTAGAGGTTGCGCAGGGGAACCTTGATAGGTATTTGGATAAGCGAGCTCAGTACACCATCGACCGTGCGGGGGAAGCTAGTGCTAGTATTTCTTAAACTATTTGCATCACTCGTTTTGATTATGTCGGGCATCTCTTTTTGGATTAATCACATTTCCTGGACCCAGTTCATGGCCTGCGTAGGCGTATGTCTTATTATCATGGGGCTACGTGAAGAGAACTTTAAGTAACCCATTTTTGCAAACAGTTATCGACAATTCAAATAAAGGCCGCTAATGGAAAAACAGGTCGTAGTGACACAAGTAGGCGTCGACTACATCAGAGCCCGCGAGACGGCCTGTAAAGAAGCTCTGAGCAGCTATGAGTGCCCTATTTGTCGCAAGTGGGTATGGTGGGATGAACCACATGAACATAAGGTTGGACAATCGGTGAGGTTTTGATGCTTCGAACAATCTGCATAGCATGTAAATATGGGGATCACGACAAACATCATGATGTTATTGAGCTTCCTCGAGAGGGTATGATTGGTGGAGCCAGTTGTTATTGTCGTGGAGAATGCACAACTGGAATATATCAACCAGAGCAGCTACCAAAAACTCTGGAAGCAATTTTTAAATTTATAAACGAAGGAGTACCAATGATCGATCGGAATGCAGAAACAGAGCCTGAAGTAGTAGACAACTCCGTCTCTATCCGGGTGTCTAAGGCTCCCCCGCCACCAGGTATTGACGAAGAGTCAGACAGTTACCGTCCGTGGTGTGCTGAGGTGCGTTTTAGTGGAACCGTAGTAATGTACGGATGGTATCACACCAGGTCCCAAGCGCTTAGGGGCGCGACCGTTCGAGTTGAATCGGAACTAGAAGGGCTTTAAATGAACAAAGACCTAAGGCCACATCAAGAGAAGGCCCTTGCGAGGATGAAGAACGGATGCATCCTCACCGGTGGGGTTGGCTCGGGGAAGTCGCGTGTGGCCTTGGCCTACTACGTCAAAGAGAACTTCGAGCGCCCCCTCATTGTCATCACATCGGCCAAGAAGCGAGACAGCCTTGACTGGGAGGCGGAGGCTTCGGTATTCGGGATTGGAAAGGAGTACGGTGAAACTACCGCCGGAGTACTTACGGTGGACAGCTGGAACAACATCCAGAAATACGTCCACACCGAAAACGCATTCTTTATCTTCGACGAGCAGCGCTTGGTGGGCTCGGGAGGTTGGACTAAGGCGTTTCTCAAGATCGCAAAACGCAACAATTGGATTCTGTTGTCTGCTACACCTGGCGATACTTGGCTTGATTATGTACCTGTGTTTATTGCGAATGGGTTTTATCGCAATCGCACTGAGTTTCGCACTCGTCACGTTGTCTACGCGCCTTTCACCAAGTATCCGAAGGTACAGCGATACCTTGAGGTCGGAACACTCGTTCGTCACCGTAACGCAATTCTCGTCCCCATGCCATACGACAGACACACTACACGCATACCACACACTGTATGGGTCTCGTATGATGAGGAGAAGATGAGAGTTGTTTCTGAGAAACGTTGGCATCCTTATGAAGATCGTCCTCTGCGCGATATGGGCGAAGTGTTTCATGTCATGCGGAAAGTGGCTAACTCCGATCCTTCACGCATTGAGGCGGTTGAGAGCCTCTTGGAGAAACATCCGAGACTGATCGTCTTCTATAACTTTGACTATGAACTGGAGATGCTGCGTGGGATTACTGGGCCAGGTCTTGTGGTCTGTGAGTGGAACGGACATAACCATCAGGAAGTACCGCAGAGCGATCGCTGGCTATACCTTGTGCAGTACACCGCCGGCTCTGAGGCTTGGAACTGCACGGAGACTGACGCAACGTGTTTTTACTCTCTTACCTATTCCTACAAAGCTTTCGAGCAGTCCCACGGACGAATCGACCGGCTCAACACCCTGTACATTAACCTACATTACTACTACCTGCGTTCCAAAAGCGTGATCGACTCCGCCGTGTGGCGGGCGCTTCAGAACAAAGAGAACTTTAATGAGAAGGCGGTGAGGCTATGAAGATCTGCGGGTTTAGATGGTGGGCTAAGTTTATTGAGCCTGATGGACGGATGCGAAGCGTTGAGACTACCTGTTGTCTTGAGCACGGACACGCTGGCGATCACGTGTCTAAGGCTAAGGTTATGCACTTTAACCATAGTGATAAGCAATGATATGCGGGTTTCTCTGGTCTGAGCAAAGGCATATGTCAACCGAGGATCTGCCGCAGACTACCCCCGACATGATTCTCACAAGAGTTACATGGGAGCTCGTTGACCAAGAGTGTATTCGAAAAGCGGGGCATCCTGGTCATCACATGTCTAAGGATAATACCATGTATCCAAACGAGGAAGATAGATCTTGAAGAAGTGCTCGTGCTGCCTTAAGCGAAAGCCTCTTAGCGCGTTCTACCTAAAAGGTAACGGTAAGCCTCACGGAGCCTGCGCTGAGTGCATGAAGCATGAGCGTCGTGAACGCTACCGGGAGAACCCCGACCCGCACCGGGCACGGGTTAAGGAATACCGCGAGAAAAATCGTGAACAAATCAACGCCCGGCTGAAAGAACGGCGGCGGGCCCAAAAACTGGAGGTGTGATGAAGCAGATTTGTGGTATGACTTGGGAAATCCTAGTGGGCGACTACCACCAGGTAGAGCAGTGTATCGAGATTGCGGGTCATTCTGGTCCTCATAAGTCAGCTCGCGGGTATACATATGCTGCCCTGGTCGTGACTGACCCGTATCTACCATTTACCAAGCAATATAAACCGCCCGTCACGCTAGCCCACGTAGCGGTTGCCAAAAACGAGGTAAAGGCGGCGCTGCTTAAGTACCAGTATGACAACGGTATGTTGGGAGTCGAGGATCGAGACGTTGCAGCAGAGAAGCTTCATGACGCATATCTTCTTCTCTGTGACGCGGATAGGATCATCACAAAGCAGGCGTCTTGTGAGTAGTCTCTGCACCCTAGCCCCGCGTCTCTACAAAGCTCACTGTCAGCGAAAGGAAGAGCTTCGGGCCCTTGAGCTACAGTGGGCGCATCTAGAGACGCGTCGGGTTGAGCTTGAGGCTTTGGTAGCTCATCGTGACCTACAGCTAGTGAGGGCCTATGCTCGTAACTCAAATCGCTATATCAAAACCCGTCAGGATAAACTGGCTGAGGCCGAGGGAGCTTTGAAGAGGTGTATGAAGAAGCGGGCTGAGGTTAGGGAGAAGATGAAAGCATGAAAACCTGTCCACGATGTAAACAAAAGAAAGAGCTTTCCGAGTTCAACGGAACTGAAAGACGGCCGTCAAGTTACTGTAAAATCTGTACAAGAGAATACTCCAAAGAACGGTATCAAAACGACCCAAAGGTTCGCCAAACCGCAAAAGAAGCAAATCAAGCCCGCCGAAATAGGGTTAAATATCGAAAAGAACACGGTTTAGATTAGCCGGAATTCTGCCAAGATTTTGCCACAATTTTGAAAAAGTTTGAAAAACGGGCTCAGATTGTCTCAGAATTTCATACCTTTTAGATGCGACTAAACTGAGTGTTTTTGCGCCAAGTTTAAAAAATAGTAAAAATCTTGGCAGCATTGTCTAAGGTTGTATAAGAAGTTTATACCTGCAAACCGTAAGTTTTTAGTAGGTTTTGCGTCCATCTTACTTCTGCCAAAAATTCTCGTAAACTCTATTCCCACTGGATGACTTAATAACTAAACAGGTAATAGTTATTATATACGAATCTACAGCCTTATGCAAAGTGTAAAATCTTGGCAAGACTCAGTCTCATTTTTGAGGCGCAGCCTCCACAAGGCCTGGTCTCGCTCAAGGCTGTGTTAAAAATTTTACAGCAGTATTGCGTAGTACTACAAGTACTGTGGCGTAATGTCCCGTCTAAGGCCATTTAGGAGCCGTCTGTGACCAATTGGCGCGTAATAAGTAGTTTCCCTTCATATGAGGTCTCCGACGCCGGAGAAGTCCGTAATGTGTACACCGAGAGGATCTTGCAGACTAAAGTCAACAAAGAGGGCGTAATCTTCGTTGGTTTGATGAAAGATGGGACTCAGCATCAGCGAGGGCTTGCTCTTCTGGTGGCCCAGGAGTTTCTACCCCGCAAAGCTAACTTTGATACTCCGATTAATCTCAATGGCGACCGGACGGACAACGCCGTTGAGAATTTGATGTGGCGACCGAGGTGGCATGCGGTTGCATATGTGAAGCAGTTTAGTGATCCGTTCCCAAATCCTATCACCGACCCCATTCGAGATAAAGAGTCACGCAAGACCTATGCCGGCTCGTGGGACTGCGCTATGGCGAACGGTCTTCTTGAAAAGGACGTGGTGCTTTCGATTTTGAATAGGACATATTCGTGGCCTACGTATCAAGAGTTTGAGGTGGTGGGATGAACAAGCGGATTTGTTATCGATGTGGTGGACCGGCAACGATGATCGGGTCCGGTCCGAACGACAAGGTCTGGTATTGTTTTAATTGCAACGAGGATCTCTTTGAAGTACCATGGAAGGGTTTTGATAATCCTAAGATTGAAATAGCAACTCCGCTTGTCTGGGAAGGCGATAATTCGTAGTCTGGGGTTTTAGTTATCGAATAGCGTTAAAATCGTGGGGTATAATAGAAGACATACCCTGTCGCTTGCGATTTGGGCCTTACTTTTTTGCGAAAGGAGCCTAAACCGTGGCGCAGACTGAAGCACAGTACCAAAGTAAAGTGATTAAAAAGATCAAAACACGGTTTCCGGGCTGCATGGTGCTCAAGAATGATTCGGGCTACATGCAGGGAATTCCAGATTGGACTATTTTCTGTGGGCCTTTCTGGGCGGTTCTGGAGATCAAGAGAGATGCTAAATCAGCTCAGCAGCCTAATCAGGAATACTATATTACGCAAATGAGCAACATGTCCTTCGCTGCGTTCATCTACCCAGAGAACGAAGAGGAGGTGCTTTCTGCGCTGGAACAAGCATTCTCAACTTGAGGGCGCGCATTCGTTCTTAAGTCCGTCTTCATATCATTGGATCAATTACGACGAAGCTCGTTTGATCCAGAGGTACAAGACGCTGCAGGCAGCTAAAGAAGGAGTCGAGCAGCACGCTTACGCGGCTACTTGTATTCTCGAGGGAGTTGTGCAAGACAACGAGACAACTACACTTGGTATGTACATCAACCAGTGCATTCAGTATCGTATGACTCCTGAGCAGCTGCTCTTTTATTCGCCTAATTGCTTTGGTACAGCAGATGCTATTTCTTTCCGCTATAGACGCCTTCGAATTTCCGACCTTAAAACCGGAGAGTCAAAGACGTCTGAACATCAGCTGGAAATCTATGCCGCGCTCTTTTGTCTTGAGTACGGGTATAGTCCCCACGATCTACGCGATATCGAACTCCGTATTTATCAAGATGGACGTTGTCGAGTCTACATTGCTAGACCTGAATTTATCGTTTACATAATGGAGAAGATTATTCTGTTTGACAAGACGCTTAACAAGCTGCGTGAGGAGGTGACGAAGTGATTCTGGAAGAAGAGAATTATCTGAGTCATTATGGAATCCTGCGCAAGTCAGGGCGCTATCCATGGGGCTCTGGTAAAGATCAGATGACCCGTAACCAGATGTATCGGGATACGGTGAACGAGCTTAAGGGCCAAGGTCTTACTGACGCAAAGATCGCACAGTTGTTTTCGACGAAAGAGCATCCGCTTACGTCGACTGATATTCGTACGCTTATGTCCATCACCAAGAATGATATTAAGCGTGAGCAGATTCTGACAGCCCAGAAGCTTAAGGAAAAGGGCATGTCGAATGTCGCCATCGGCAAGCAAATGGGGCGTAACGAATCTTCGGTTCGTGATCTGCTAAGTTCAAGTGTCCAGGAGAAAAACGACGTTCTTCAGTCGACTGCCCAGATGCTTCGTGATCAGGTTGCTGAAAAGGGTTACATTGACATCGGTGCTGGTACGCACTTCTTGCTTCCGGGTGGTATTACGGAAGATAAGATGAAGACCGCGGTTGCGCTTCTGCGTGAAGAGGGATATAAAAAGCACTATCTGTCAGCGCCTCAGTTGGGTACGGATAAAGAGACCTCGATCCGTATTCTTGGAGCCCCTGGCTCTAAGCAGCCCCAGCTTGCTGATGTTCGAGGAATTCAGGAAATGTACACGCCTGATGGTGGAAACACTTGGCGCAAGCCTGAGCCTCCGCTTAGTTTCTCGTCCAAGCGTCTTGCGGTTCGGTATGCTGAAGATGGAGGCACCGATGCTGATGGTGTTCTTTACATCCGTCCAGGCGTTAAAGATCTGTCGATTGGTCAACACCAGTATGCACAGGTTCGCGTCTTGGTGGATGGAACTCACTACCTTAAGGGAATGGCAGTAAAGAAAGACGATCTACCGCCTGGCGTTGACATTGTGTTTAACACAAACAAGTCTAACACCGGGAACAAGCTCGACGCCCTTAAGCCGCTTAAAGACGATCCTGCGCTTCCGTTTGGGTCAATTGTTCGCCAGATTCCGGGACCTGACGGTAAGCCGACTTCGGTTATGAACATTGTGGGCCAGAATGATGGCGCTGGTGTTGAAGGTGGTTGGGGTACGTGGGCTAAGAGTCTCTCGTCTCAAGTGTTGTCTAAGCAGGCGCCTTCGCTTGCTAAGCAGCAGCTCGATCTTACTTACGAACGTCGTAAGAACGAGCTTGACGAAATTTTGGCCCTTACAAACCCGGCAGTTAAGAAGAAGCTTCTTGATGGGTTTGCGTCTAGTGCTGATTCTGCGGCTATTCATTTGAAGGCGGCAGCTCTTCCAGGACAGTCAACTCATGTCATTCTTCCGGTTAACAGCCTTAAGAAGACTGAGGTGTATGCGCCTAACTTCAACCAGGACGATCGTGTTGCTCTCATTCGCTACCCTCACGGTGGAACGTTTGAGATCCCTGAGCTTACGGTGAACAACAAAAACCGAGAGGCCATCAAGCTTCTTGGTAAGCAGGCTCAGGATGCTATTGGTATTCATCACTCTGTAGCAGAGCGGCTTTCCGGAGCCGACTTTGATGGTGATACAGTTCTGGTCATTCCGAACAACCACGGGACGATTAAGTCCACGCCACCTCTTGATGGTCTAAAGGGCTTTGACGCGAAAGCTAAGTACACCATCCCTAAGGATGATACGAAGACTACGCGAATGACTAAGTCTAACACTCAGAGTGAGATGGGTAAGATTACCAACCTCATCTCTGATATGACCATTAAGGGCGCTGGCCCTGAGGATCTCGCTCGTGCGATTCGTCATTCGATGGTAGTCATCGATGCCGAAAAGCATGGACTGGATTACAAGCGTTCTTTTGAAGATAACGGCATTGCCGCTCTTAAGAAGAACTATCAGGGTGTTTCGGAAAAGGGTAACCTTCGTGGTGCGGCTACACTCATTACGAGAGCTAAGTCCACGCAGTACGTGAATCAGAGGCGTGAAAGGCGGGCTTCTGAAGGTGGTAAGATCGATCCGGCTACGGGTCGTCTTGTGTTTGTGGATACTGGTGCTACACGTAAGATCTTTAAAACGGTAAAAGATCCTGTTACCGGAGAGAAGATCAAAATCGATACGGGTAAGACTGAGCCTAAACAGCAAAAGTCTACTAAGTTGGCAGAAACGCAGGATGCTCATACGCTTGTGTCTGATGCTAATACACCTATCGAGCGAGTTTATGCAGATCATTCCAACAAGCTTAAGGAGTTGGCTAATCAGAGTCGGAAGGCGCTGCTTGAAACTAAGCCGCTACCCCAAGCCTCTGGTGCCACTAAGAAAGCGTATGCAGCTGAGCGAGATTCACTAAACGCAAAGCTGAATGTGGCTCTCAGGAACGCTCCTTATGAAAGGCAAGCCCAGATCTTGGGCAACGTTAAGGTTAGGGCTAGGCGTCAAGCAAGTCCCGATCTCGATGCGGCCGATCTCCGTAAGATCAAGGCCCAAGAGTTGGCTGAAGCTAGGGTTCGTACAGGAGCTAAGAAGGAACGTATTGAGATCACGCCGCGTGAGTGGGAAGCAATCCAGGCGGGCGCTATCTCAAACCACAAGCTCGATCAGATCCTGGCTAACGCAGATCTAGACAAGGTCAAAGCCCTAGCCACCCCTCGTGTGGCTAAGACCATGACCGCATCTAAGACGGCCCGAGCTCACGCCATGCTTGCATCTGGCTACACTCAGGCTGAGGTTGCAGCAACACTTGGTGTATCAGTGAGTACGCTGAAGGCTTCTCTGACCTAATAGAAAGGAGGTGAATGAGTATGGCAGATGACCTGACTGGTGAGCTTACGTCTCATCCTGAGTACATGCTTACCACGGTGGACAACCCATACAACCCGTTCACTGACTTCCCTGGATGGTTGGCTTATGATACAGCACATGGTTACCGCACATGTGAACTACTTGGTCGCATTGCAATAACAAGTGATGAGCTAAGCCCTGGTGATCTACAGTTCGCTATCAACTCAGCGATCGATGAGATTGTAGATGAGAACGTGCTTGGATTGTTCAGGAAGGTGAGTGCTGATTCCTTTCCTGATGGCGTACCAGTACAGACGCAGATCGCTGCGTAAGTTAAGGGACGAAGTTATGGGAGCATGGGTGGCTAATAGCAAAGGGCTGTTGCCACCCTACCCATACCCCTACCCACCATGGGTGCCTACTACATGTGCTATGTGTTCCTCGCATCATCACACTAATCTTAAAACATTTAATAAAAAGATTAGCGTGATGATGTGAGGAACATGGGCTATAGTCTTTCGCAATTTTGTATGGTAGATGGAAACAAAAAAGATAGGGGGGGGGGAGGGGTCCCAAAAAATACCCCCCACCCCACATCGCCCGACTCCCAAAAAATGCTCCGGGGGAGCAAAATCTGGAAGCAAAGAGGTATTGAACCCGCGGAGATGGGGGTAGAAGTGGGTTGGAAGTCGCCTAGAGTGCCCAACAAGTCGTGTAAACTTTTTTGTTTTGGTGGTCCTGAGCTTCTTGGAGGCTGGCATGAGACTTAAGACTGAAGGATTCGAAGAGAAGCTCGAGTTTAATGTAGATCCTGGGGACACCGCAAACGGTCTTTCCTATGTGGACGGAAGAATCAATGGTACAGCTCTAAAAGTTGAAGGTTCCGACAATGGCTCGGGCGGATTCAACTCTCAACAGTATCACCTTACTGATGAGTCAATGAATTCCAGTGTCCACAATTATAGTTTTGTCGGACGCGCATATATTTCAGTTGACGGTCTTCCTACAATTGTCGCCGGAGGATCAGCCACTCATGATACGCCAATCTTTGGATTTGGTACTGGTGACAACATGCTGTTTGGTATCACTGATGACGGATATTGGACAGTAGCGGATGCTAAAGGTCGGCGACGGTCAGGCCCGTCTGTACCAACCACTAATAGTGTTACCGATGTTGAAGTAGTACCAAACCAATGGTATTGTTTGGAGGTTGGAGTTAATCGTGTTACAATTGCCGGCGTTACTAAAAACGTAATTGTATACAGGATTGACCAAAACGAGGTTTCGTGTAGAACATTGTCGGGTGGTGGGATCTCTAGCGGTATCTGGTTTGCTCGTTGTACCGCGTCAGGCTCTTCCCAAAACCCAGCTACATACGTTGACGACTTTGCACTCAACGACATGTACGGCGATGACCAAAACACTTGGCCGGGTCCGGGACACGTTGTGTTGTGTATGCCTTCGTCGGTTAGCACCGGTGGATCCTGGGTTACCGGAACTTCATATGATGTTGATTCGGAAAGTGAGGGACCGCCACCGACCAATGACATTTGTTATACCGGACATGACTCGGAAGAAGATTTCTACCACCCACGTCATACCCCAGACTCGGGCGGGTTTAACTCAGACAAACTTGTGGCAATCAGTAATGTGCCGCAGAGAGGTGACGACAACTTAGCGGGTAACCCGGACGTGGGCGGAACTACATATGCGTGGGCGGAAGACCGAATGCTGTCGAACCCCGGGTCAATTGTAGAAAAAGACTTCTTTGCTCGAGGGCCCTCAGGTAGTCCTCCTCCGCCAGGGTGCACCTTTGGACTTCAGTATGATAACGTATACCATACTGGATGGAAACAATTTGTTAACGCCGAAGAAGGCGATTCAATTACCGCAGCGCAAGACACGAGTCTAGTAGATGGCGCCATTGCTGTGACTATTGCTAGAGCTTGGTGCGGACGCGGTAACACTACCGGTGATTCACGGTTTGAGTCGATCTTTGATGACCACACTAGTGGCTACGTCGACATTTCTGCACTTGGTCAAACGGTCACCGTCGATCTTGGGTCTGCCGGAGCTGGGGTTGGTCCTCGAACCATCGTGGCTGCAGGTGCCACGCCTACCGATATCGTCATCACAAGGCAGACGGCGAACAAGTTTGTTCTTAACGTCTCGGCAATGTGGACACTTGTTGAGTGCGGTGCTGAAATTCAGTCTGCGTTTAATACCTCATGTGTTATCGCGTCAACCGGTCCACTCATTTGCTTTGTCTGAGATGTAACTAAGGAAGGAGGTAGTCAATGGCCCGAGCCAAGCCATCAGAAGATGGCCGACGTCCGCGCAAGCCAGCGACAACTCCTGATGAGCGTGAGGCGCAGCTTGTTTCTTTGGCTTATGATGTTGCTGAAGAGCAGCTGCGCAACGGGACGGCATCTTCGCAGGTTATCACCCAGATGCTCAAACTGGGATCTAGCCGAGAGCGCCTCGAACAAGAGCGCCTGGCTCACGAGAACGAACTTACGCAGGTCAAGATCGAAGCCATGGAATCCGCCACCCGTATGGAGGAGTTGTACGGCGAAGCGATCAAGGCGATGAGTGCGTATCAGGGTCGGCCGGTGGAAGAGACGCTAAATGAAATCGAAGAGTAGAACATATCGTCAACTTAGGCGACTACCGACTTTCATCGAGCGCTTTGAATATCTCTCCCTACAAGGCCAAGTCGGTATCGACACTTTCGGTTTTGATCGGTGGATGAACCAGGCGTTTTACCAGTCTTATGAATGGAAGCGCGTCAGGCAGCAGGTCATCGCGCGAGATCTTGGTTGTGATCTCGGAATGCCCGGTTATGAAATTCATGAACGGCTTCTTATCCATCACATCAATCCACTCACTCCGGAAGATCTTAGAAATGGCGCTGATCTGGCGCTCGATCTTGATAATCTTATTACGACGTGCCATCGGACTCATAACGCTATTCACTACGGTGATGAAAGTTTGCTACCGAGACCCGTCATTCAGAGAACCCCAGGTGACACCAAGCTTTGGTGAGAAAGAAGGTCATAATGCATCGACATCTTAAGTGGACATCGCCCCATATGAAGGGCGACGACGTCAAGAAGCTTCAGAAGGCTCTGGGTGTTCCGGTTGACGGGGACTACGGTCCCAACACCGCCAACGCGGTTGAGCTCTCCAAGGAGCTTCTCGGATTTGAGAAGGCCGACTGGACTACCGGCGCGTCTGAGTTCTATCAGCAGATTCTTTACGGTGAGAAGAAGGCGCCCGCAGGATATTACACCCGCGCCCAGGCTGCTGAAAACCGGCATGCAAAGGCCAAGTCCGCCGGCGATCTTGCGGTTGACTGGCTTGCGCCTTTTGTTGGAAAGACCGAGCGGGACTCGATCAACCGTGGTTCTTGGGGGCTTGACGATTGGCAGAAGGAGGCCGGTCACCCAGCTTTCGCTAGTCCTTCTCAGGCTGGCTGGCCCTGGTGCGGAGTCACCGTCCACGCAGCATATCTGCACGGGGCTAAGATCAATCTTGACAACCGCGTTGTGTCGGTTGAGTGGATTTCCGCGGCCGCGCGCGCGGGCACCGGAGGCCTTTACGCAGTCAGTAAGCAGCAGATCCGTAAGGGCGATCTTCTGACGCTGTTTGGTAACGATCATGTTGAGCTTGCCCGAACCAACTACAACCCCAAGACCCCGAGCACCATCCCTACGCGTGGTGGAAATACCTCGTTTGCCGATGGTTCGCAGAACGATGGCGGTGCGCTTGCTGATAAGTCGCGCAATCTGTCAGACGTCGTGACGGTCGCTCGAGTTAGGATTACCTAATGACCACGCTTGAAATCGTCTTGCTTATTCTCCTCGTTCTGTTTCTGGTTGGCGGACTTGCTACTTCTCACACGCTGCTTATTGTAGTGCTTGTGATTCTGGTGGTGCTCGCTGCTGGGCGTCGAGGCGGAAGGACGCTGTAACATTATTCCGACAAAGGAGGCCCTCATGGGCGTTGCAAACCTGAAGGACCTTGTGGACGACGGCCAGCCCGTCAGCCCCGAGGAGATCGACGCCCATCGCGAGGGTCTGGTCGATGAGGCCAAGCAGTCGTTCGAGACGCGGGCTGAGGTCGAGATGGAGTTCGCCACCAAGCGCGAAGAGATCGAGACCGCATATTCTGAAGCGATTGTGAAGGCCGAGGAGAAGCGCGATAAGGCTTCGCTCAAGAACTTTGAGAAGCGTCAGAAGGCGCTTGAGAAGCTCGGTCTCAACCCCGACGGAAGCGATCCGCGCGATCGCCCGCAGGGGACGTTCTAGTATATTTAACCGCTAGTAAAAGGAGGTGTCTTTAAGATGCAGTCGACACGTTTGACCATTGTACAGGGCACCCCTTTTACTATGCGGTGTCAGGTAAAGCGTAAGCTTGATGGCGTTCTGGTTCCTTATGAGCTTACCGGATGCAGTATTCATCTGCAAGCCCGTAAGAACGTTGTAAGCGACAAAGTCCTCCTCGATGCATCTACTGCGTCCGGTGATATTACCATCACCGACGAGGATGAGGGCCGGTTTGAGCTGAATCTCACGGCCGCCCAGACTTCAAAACTTTGCTTTGGTAAACCCCATACGCAAGACCGCGCCGTGTTCCACTGCGAGGTTTCTCCTACAAATGGCGATGATTTCAGGGTGCTCGAGGGCACTATCACACTTGACCCGGAGGTGGTGAGATGAGCGACGAGATTGTTGTCGTCGTTGAGCAGTACCCCACCGAGGTTGAGGTGGACATTGAAATTGTCGGCGATCGCGGTCCTCAGGGAGCTACCGGAGCGCAAGGTCCTCCTGGTGTAGATGGTATTCAAGGGCCTATTGGTCCTACGGGAGCGACGGGTCCAAGCGGTGCGACCACGGCTGACGCATCGACCACGGTCAAGGGCCTTGTCAAGATGTCGGTCCCGCCGGCGTCTTCTACCAACCCTATTGCGGTTGGTACGAATGATCCGCGGCTTGATGATATTGCAACCGGCACCTATGTCGATGGCGTCATTGACGACGAGAAGGCTCGGGCGCAGGCGGCTGAAGCGGCTATTGCGGCTGCTGCGGAAGCTTACACTGACACAGCTATTACGGGTGAAGAGACTCGTGCTACCGGAGCTGAGAACGCTCTTTCTGGCGCTATCGATGCTGAGGAAACTCGGGCAACGACGGCTGAGTCAAACCTGGCTACGGCCATTACGGCTGAGGAGACTCGGGCCGAGGCTGCCGAAAGCGCGCTTAGTGGTGATATTTCAGATGAGGCTACTGCTCGCGTTAACGCGGACAACGACCTTACCGCAGCTATCAACAATGAAGCAACGGCCCGCGGTATGGCCGATGCGCTTCTGGCTCCTCTTGCTTCCCCGGTCTTTACTGGACACCCGGTCGGGGTAACCGAAGCTCCTGGAACTAACTCTGTTCGGCTTGCCTCTACTGCTTACGCAGATGCAGCAGTTGCTGTTGAAGCAGCTCGTGCCGTTGCTGTCGAAGTACTCAAAGCCCCTCTCGCCTCTCCGGCACTTACGGGCACGCCTACTGCTCCGACTCGTACGGCTCTTAACAATTCTACGGCTATTGCTACGACGGAATACGCTGACGCAGCGGTTGGTGTTGAGGCTGCTCGGGCTACGGCCGCTGAGGCGCTGCTTGCTCCGTCGTCGACGGTTGCAGCAAACCTCGCTGCTTCGGTTATTTTGGCGCCGGGGTCTTCGGCTCGGAATGTGATTCAGCCGAGTGGGGATTTTAAAGCCCTCGTTATCAGGGCTAACGCCGGTCAGACAGCAAACATCTTTGAAGTTCAGAATGCGGCCGGAAATGTTGCTCTCCTTAGTGTAAACAATGCCGGCATAATTGGGGTTAACGGGGGCGTTACCGCTGCTGGTAATATTCAATCTCCATATTTTGCGGATGCTAACAACAATATTGCGTACGTTAATACTAATTATGACTCTACTCATGCGTGGGGTCTGACAAACCGTACGGCTTCTAAAGTTCCGTTCTCTATTGTTGGCGCCGCTTCTCAGACCGCAGATCTCCAGCAGTGGCAGAACAGTGCTGGTACTGTTCTTCAGGCACTTAAAGCCGATGGTTCGCTAGCAAATGATCTGTTGATTGATGCTACTGGATCTAGCACTACTGTTGCCAGGGGAATCGTCTTTACAAATCTCGGCTCTTCTGGAGCTTGGAAAATTGGTGGGGGTACTGCTTCAGCAACGTATGACGGTATGGTTGGCGCAACTGGGCGCAACCTTCTTATCAGCTCATATTTTGCTACGGAGTTTCTTGGCGGAAACGGCGGATCGCTTAACGCTAATGGTGCGCTTTCGCTTGGTGGACTTACGGGCGTAAACACCATTGTTCGCAATATCACAAACGCCGCGCTTATTGGACTCATTGTTCGTGGAGCACCGTCTCAGACTGGCAATCTCCAGGAGTGGCAGAACAGTGCCGGTACGGTTCTTGCTTCTATGGCAGCTAATGGTGGATACACCGGTACGACTATCACAACTACCGGGGTTATTTCTGTATCCAATGGCGTCTCCATTGACAACTTTGGCGACGTCAAGGTAAACGCGTCTGGCACGAATCTTAGCCTTTGGGCCAACGCGGCAAACATTAGAATGCGTCGACCGGTACTGTTTGGCAACACTGGACAGGGCGGCGATCAGGGCCTTGCCGATGTACCCATTATCGTTAAGGGTAACCCGCTCACGGCTACTGTCTCTAACAAAGCGCTAACTTCAAACGTTGCTACACTCACTACATCTGCTGCTCATGGGTTTGTGGCGGGGCGAACGGTTATCGTTGCGGGCGTTGATGCTACATTTAATGGTACTTATGTCATTGCGTCTGTGCCAACATCTACTACGTTTACTTATTCCAAGACAAACGCGGATGTAGCATCTACTGCAGCAACGGGTACTGCTCAATCTACGACTCAAACAGCTGATCTTACTCAGTGGCAGGACGGTTTGGGTAATGTCCGCACCAAGATCACGGCCGATGGGGCGCTTAACATTGCCCCAACTGGTGTGGTAAACAGTCTCACCATTGCGGCAAACGCTCAGCAGATTAGTCAGACGGGATCGTGGCTTACCCAGTGGCTTGATTCGTCAGGCAACGTTAAAGCTCGTGTTGATCGACTTGGGGCTATTTCTGGTTCTAAAGTTGTGGTTGGATCGGACGGTACCAACGGGAACAACGATTACGATGGTATGCAGTCTGGTAGTGGTAAGAAACTCCAGATCTTTTCCTGGAATGGTTTGGAAATTACGGCTGGTATGGGTGGCGGTGGCCCGGCACTTGTTGCGGCTGGTGCATCCACCGAAAACAATGTTAAAATCATTAACACTACTGTTAGTGCTGCAGCTTTGGTGGTTAAAGGTGCAGCCTCTCAGACAGCCAACCTTCAGGAGTGGCAGAATTCTGCTTCTGTGAATCAAGCTAGCCTGAGCGCGTCTGGTAATTTGTCACTTAATGGTTTCGTAAACGCCGGAGGATCTCTACAATCGGGATCTGGGCTACTTATTCTTACATCAACTAGTAGTTCAGGACCAAAGTTTCAGGGCAACGGCTTTGGAAACGTAACTCTTGATTCTTATAACTGGGCAAACTCTGCTACGAGTCTATATATTAAAGGGTCGTTGCAGCTTGCAGCTACAGTTACCAACAAAGCTCTGACCTCAAACGTCGCAACTCTTACTACCTCCGCTCCTCACAACTTTGTTGTTGGTCGTTCAGTTGTTGTCGCTGGAGTTGACGTAACGTTTAATGGTACGTACACCATTACGTCTGTGCCAACGTCTACGACGTTTACGTATGCTAAAACTAACGCAGACGTTGCTTCTACAGCAGCTACTGGTACGGCACAATCTACGACTCAGACGGCGGATCTTCAGCAGTGGCAGGATGGGCTTGGGAATGTGATTGGCCGGATCGCTGCTGGTGGGCGACAGGAAATCATTGCTACGGATGTCGATGCTACCAATGGTGTACTTACGTTGCGTCCATCAACCAGGGCTAATACGTATGACCCGGTTCTTCAAGTTAAGGATAGTTCGTCTGGGCTAGTTCGTTTGTCGGTATTGAACGACGGATCTTTGATTATGGGTAGTAATGCCCAAGCATGGCAGCCGTCGTTGCAAATTCAGAGTAGAATTACGTCTGGGCTTCCGGCGCTGTTTCTTAGCCACGGCTCAACTGGTGCTTCGGCAAATCTCCTTACTGGCGATTCGTCATCTGAACTTTCTTCATATGTGTTCAATGGCGCTACAACAGCCACCGCAAACCCTAAAACTAGTGTAGTTCGAAGTGTAGCTAGTAGAGCTACTGAAATCCCATATATTGCGAAGGGCGCTGCCTCTCAAACTGCCGACCTTCAGCAATGGCAGAACAGTGGCGGCACGGTTCTGGGCGGTGTTCTTTCTGACGGAACTATTTATCCGGCAGGAATTCGTGTTGGTAACCCAGGAGCGTACCATACAATTACGGTTCCCGGCTCGGGGTATCTTACGCTTAATAGCGTTAATGGTATCGAATTTGTTGCAGGAACCGTGCGTTCTTCGGGTGCCGGGTACGTTCCGCATTTTGAAACAAATTACACCTATACGCCTTCGCCTACTTTGGCGGGTGGCGTATTCCGCGTTAAGCAGAATGGTACAACGGTTGGTCAGTTGTACTTTGCCGGCACGTCCGACACTTACGCTCAGGGCACATATTTGGATGTCCTCAATAGTAAGTTCACGGTGCGTAACGGTATTGCTGGCGGAACTATGCTGGCGTTGGACGCAAGCGGTACTACGGCAGTTAGTGCTGTGGTCAAGGCGGTTGCGTCTCAAACGGGTGATATTCAGCAGTGGCAGGATTCAGCGGGCACGGTTCTGGCCAAGGTTGACTCTTCTGGTCAGCTCTACACCATTACCGCCACCGCGGGCGATAACTCGCTCAAGGCGGCAACGACCGCGTTTGTCACTAATGCTGTAGGCTCGGTCATTATTTCCGGCCCGGGTAACTCCACTCGAAACGTAATCCAGCCGTCGGCTTCGTCTACGACTGCGCTTACGCTTAAGGGCGGCAGCTCTCAGGGGTCTGCGGATATTTCGCAGATCTACGATTCAAACTCGGTTCTGCTTGCCAGCATTACTGCCACCGGAGCTATTCGCTCCAAGGGTAGTTATGATGAAAGCACAACTGTGGCTGGCGCTTACCTTGGCTTTAACTCGGGTACTCCGCGAGTTCTGCTTGCCGACGGTAACGCGTCGAACAACTGGCAGATGGATCAGGCGGGCGGCACGCTTCGTTTCTACAACGGCTTTAACACCCGTTGGTCGGTTACGGCAGCTGGTCGCGGCACGCTTACTAACGGTATTGATGTAACCGCTGGTCCGTCGTCGTTCATTCCGGCAAGTGCTGGAGAAGTTCCGATGAAGATCAAGGGTTTCTCGGCCCAGACGGCTGATCTTCAGCAGTGGCAGAATAGCGGTGGAACGGTACTCGCTCGCCAGAAGGCGGACGGCGGGTTTAAGATTGACGCAGCAGGTAAGGGTTTGACGCTTGTCTCTCCCGACGGTCTTACGACCAAAACTCTCACAATTGATAACAGTGGCGCACTTGTCGTCGCGTAAACTAAGGAGCAACACATATGAGCACTGACGATAAGTACGCCATTCCGCAGGCGGAGATTAACGCGATGGCGGAGGCCCAGGCCGCGCAGTTTCGGCGTGAGCGTTACGGTCACGTTCTGAACCTCATCCGCTTTGAGAAGCAGAAGGAGGCTGCGGCCGACGATAAGGAGACGGTGAAGGCGCTGGATGAGCAGATCGCCCAGGCCAACGCGGCCGTCTCCACCATCGAGCAGGCCATCGACATCACGCTCGATCAGATCGCGCCGGTCGAGGAGTAAAAACACAAACCCGCATAGAAAGGGGGTGAGGACGTGGAACAAAGTATCCTTAAAAGTGTAAAGAAGAATCTTGGACTTGAGAGTGACTACGAGGTGTTTGATGGCGAGATTGCCACGTACATCAACACCGCGTTCTCAACCCTCAACGATTTGGGTGTTGGTCCGCTTAGTGGATTTTCCATTGAGGACGATGAAGCAGTGTGGGATGACTTTCTCTCGGACATGGACCGGGTCATCCTGAACAATGTAAAGACCTATATTTACCTTAGGGTCCGGCTGTTGTTCGATCCACCCACGACGTCTTACGCTATTAAGTCTTTTGAAGATCAGCTTCATGAGCTTGAGTGGCGTATGAATGTTCAACGCGAAACGACAGATTGGATTGATCCTATGCCTTCGGAGGTGTCAGGCGATGGCTGTTAATACGGTGATCGTGGCGATCCCCGAGCAGACGGATCAGGTGTGGAAAGTCTCTAGCGAGAAAGTTCCACACATGACTCTGCTGTTTCTGGGTGAAACAAACCAGGTCGCAGATCTGGGTAAGGTTCTTAGTTTCGTAGAGCACGCGGCCGGTCTCCTTGATCCGTTTTGGATGGAGACCGACTACCGCGGCACTCTCGGACCAGACCAGGCCGATGTTCTGTTCTTCGAGAGGAACTGGGACTTTAAGCAGATCGCTCAGTTCCGAGATCAGCTTCTTCAGAACAAGGCAATCAAAGCGGCGTACAACTCGATTCAGCAGTACGACGAGTGGACGCCGCATTTGACGCTTGGGTACCCGACGGCTCCAGCCAAAGAGACCGATCGAGACCTTTCGCTCTTCTCGGTGCGCTTTGACCGGATTGCGGTGTGGACCGGAGATTTTACTGGTCCTGAGTTTAGGCTTAAGCGGAATGAGGGACAAATGGATAGCTTTAGTGAAACTGCTCCTATTAGTATGAGCTCGGACGACGCCAAATCTCTGTTTCACTACGGTGTCAAAGGTATGAAGTGGGGGATCCGCAAGTCAGACAGCGGCGGAGGGACTGACAAAGCACTCACTCCTACTCCTGGCGGAGCTAAAGGCCGACTTGCTATGGCCAAGGCCGCTAATGATCGCGCTCGGGCGGCTAAGAAAACCACCACGCCGGTTACCGCAATTCCTACTCATACCAAGAGTGGGAAAGCATTAATCAAGACCGAAGGTGGTACGCGTCAGCCGGCTCATCCTGATGCGATCCAGGCCGCAAAGACCAAGCAGCAGCTGAATGCTAGCGGGATCAAGTCTCTTTCAAACAAAGAGCTTCAGGATTTGGCTCAGAGGCTCAATCTTGAGCAGCAGGTTAACCGTCTGTCTCCTCCGCCTCCTACTTTTACGCAGAAGGTGCTTAAGACAGCACTCAAGGACCCAGTCAAGTCGCTTGAGAAGGCTGACCGGGCCTACAAGACTGAGCTTGGTAAGAAGGTCGTGAAGTTTGCCACTGCTAGGAAAGTGGCTAAAGTAGCAGCGGCAACGCTTTAAGCTGCCAGTTCAAAATGGCAGCGAAATGTTGAGGGGGTAGCGATGGGCCTGTCTAATACTAAAGTTCCGAAGTACTACGCACAGTTTCGACAGGCCGTTCTTGAGGGGCGCATTCCGGTAAACCGGGAAATCTCGCTTGAGATGAATCGGATCGACGATCTCATCGCTAACCCGAACATTTACTATGATGAGTCTGCGGTTGAGGGCTTCATCATGTACTGCGAGAACGAGATGACGCTCACCGACGGCGGCGATCTTCATCTTCTCTTCACGTTTAAGCTGTGGGCTGAGCAAGTTCTTGGGTGGTATTACTTTGTGGAGCGCAGTGTCTACGTCCCGGACGAGGATGGTCATGGTGGGCACTACGAGCAGCGCACGATTAAGAAGCGTCTTACGACAAAGCAGTATCTTATCGTGGCTCGAGGTGGAGCCAAGTCAATGTACGCTTCCTGTATTCACTCCTACTTCCTTAACGTCGATACCTCAACGACTCACCAGATCGCTACTGCTCCGACAATGAAGCAGGCGGACGAGGTTATGTCCCCGATGCGCACCGCTATCACACGCGCGCGAGGGCCTCTCTTTAAGTTTCTCACCGAAGGCTCTCTTCAGAATACCACAGGCTCTCGGGCTATGCGCCAGAAGCTTGTGTCAACAAAGAAGGGTATTGAGAACTTCTTGACTGGTTCGATCGTTGAGGTCCGGCCCATGGCGATCAACAAACTTCAGGGGCTACGTGCAAAGATTGCGTCAATCGATGAGTGGCTTTCGGGCGACCTTCGCGAGGACGTGATTGGTGCAGTAGAGCAGGGATCGTCGAAGCTTGACGATTATCTCATCATCGCCATCTCATCCGAGGGAACGGTTCGTAACGGATCTGGCGATACGATTAAGATGGAGCTCGCCGATATTCTCAAGGGCGAATACATGGCACCTCACGTGTCAATCTGGTGGTATAAGCTTGACGATCTAAAAGAAGTAGACGATCCGGCTATGTGGCCTAAAGCCCAGCCCAACATTGGCCACACGGTTTCCTATGAGACTTACCATCTTGACGTTGAGCGAGCTGAAAAAGCTCCCGCTTCACGCAACGACATTTTGGCTAAGCGCTTTGGGATTCCGATGGAGGGCTACACATACTTCTTTACCTACGAAGAGACACTTCCTTCGCCGGCGCGTTCCTATAACGGAATGCTCTGCGCTATGGGCGGCGACCTTTCGCAAGGTGACGACTTCTGTGCGTTTACTTTCCTATTCCCGCTTCCTACCCGAGTTAGAGGTGAGGAAAAGTTCGGCGTAAAGACCCGAAGCTATATTACTGAACGCACGCTTAAGCTCCTTTCTCCGGCAATGAGGCAAAAATATGAAGAATTCCTGGCGGAAGGAAGCCTTTGTGTTATGCCTGGTAATGTTCTTGATATTGACGGTGATGGCGGCGTTTATGACGATCTTGAGCAATTCATCCTAATGCACGGGTACGAGGTCGTAGCGTTTGGTTATGACCCCTATAACGCGAAGGAATTCGTGGCTAGGTGGGAGACTGAGAACGGTGCGTTCGGACTTGAGAAGGTTATTCAGGGAGCGCGTACTGAGTCAGTTCCTCTTGGGGAGCTTAAGAAGTTCTCAGAAGATGGCTCTCTCATATTTGATCAAGCGCTGATGTCGTTTGCCATGGGTAACGCAATTACTCTTGAAGACACTAATGGTAACCGCAAGCTGCTCAAGAAGCGTCAAGAAGAAAAGATCGATAACGTGGCGGCCATGATGGACGCTTATATTGCTTGGAAAGCGAATAGAGAGGCATTTGAATGAGTCTTGAAGATGTAAAGAGATTTAAGGTTCTACCTCTCGATGCGCCGGAGTTTCCGGGCGGTATGGAGAGCATTGCGTTGTATGGGCCCGATGGTGAGGTGCTTCGTACGGTAGAACTTCGTACGCCGGAGAATCGTTCGTTTGCTTGGAATGATGATTTTAGCGGGTTTGTCATTACGGGAAACGCACCTGACGATGACGCAGAATTCTACATGCGCACCGATCCGGACAGTAACGCATATTTTAACATTTACGGTAATGCCGCTGGAACAACGATTTGGGCAAGTTCTAAAATTTCTATTCAGGTTCCAGTTCTTATGGAATCGCCAATTCTAAGAAGCCCCAACGGTTCGCAACATCGCCTAGTCGTTGATAACTCTGGTGTGCTTTCGACGGTTCCCGCAACGGTTGAAGATGACGGAAGCGTTACGTTTTAAATGATTGCCGGAGTTGCCGCAGCAGCCGAAGCGACCGTACCGCCAGCGCTTATCATTCGTTATGACGCGCGTTCTACGGTCCCTACCAATCATAAGTGGCTTCCCGTCATTTTTGACCTAGCCACCGCGGAGTCTGTCGCCCGCGATCATCACGATCAGGTCGCCGCTTACGAGATTTCAAACGAACCTAATCTGGCTCAATATGGAAATCTTACTCCGCAGGCGTTTGCCGATTTTTACACGCAAGCTCGAATCATTATTCGAAAATACGATACGGTTCATCCTGTCATTTCTGGAGGATTGGCCGATGTTGATAATTGGCAGACGTACGCGAAAAACTTTCTTGCATTGGTGACCCCAGACATGCTGGGTATTCACCCTTATAACTTTGTCACATCATACGACCAAGCGGTAAAGCTTACTAGTAAGCCTGTAGCGATTACAGAGTACGGGGTCGGCCGCGAAGGCATCACCGAAAAAGAGCGAGCGACTATTATGGGGTCTTTGACTACTAGCTTTGTCAAACGTTCTCCTGCCTTTCTTGTTGCGTATTCGTGGGATGACCCTGCGTTTCGGATGTACGGTCTCCCTATCGGGGATGCTTTTCTACAAGCTCTTAGCGGTACGGGGAAAGTGACTACAGGTAAGAAGAAGATTCGCTTTAACCGTTGTAAATACACAAAGTCAAAACAAAGGCACTGAAATGGACTCTCACGTCAGGCAGTACCGGGTCACCCAGCTTGCTCCGGACGATACCCCCGAGATTACGGAGAACATGGAGCCGATTGCGCTCTATGACGAGCTCGGCAATCTGCTTTTTGACGCCCCTGACGTCGGCCCGGCCTCGGACGTCTTCACTCCTGCCTCCGGCTTCACGCTCGGCGCGGGTAAGTACTACAAGGAGGGCGCGCTCCTCCACGTCGTCGGTCTGAAAGTCCTTCGCACGGCTTCGACCGCGGTTGCCCTTGGTGATTCGGCGTCGATCGGTAAGTTTGCTGCCGCGTACGATCCGCCGGCCGACCTTGCGGGCGTCGAGATGGCGATGGGATTCATCTTCAAGTCCGACGGTACGGTCGTTGTTCCAGCGGTCGCCTCGGTTGACACCAACGCGGGCACCGGCCTTACGGCCAAGGCGCAGGGTGCGGTCTCGGCTTCGGCGAACACCGAGTTCCATTTCCCGCAGCTGCTGCTTCCGATCAGCACCAAGTTTACGGGCTAAAAACGAAAGAGGCGGTTTATGATTCACGACGATAAGCCGCCTCTTTCTGAGTTGGCGCACCACGGCATTAAAGGGATGAAGTGGGGTATTCGAAAGATTGACCCTAATGGTGGTCCGCGTCCTCTTGAAAAAAAAGAGATCACCAAGACAACGAAATCAGGTGACGTCTTTACTTTGTCTCCTATTCCTAATACCAGGATGGGTGAGTTTCTAGCGAGTCATAGTAAGCGCGTTCGAAAGAACGTTAATACGACAAGCTTTATGGACATCAAAGATAAGAACGGCGCTACTATTGGAAATCTTCAGCTCTGGCGTAAAAGTCCAAAAGAGATCAACGTTATCTGGATTGATATGGAAGAGTCTGCTCGTGGCCGTGGGTATGCAAGTGCGGTTATGAAAGAAGTAGCCAATATTGCTAAGCGTGATGGAGCAGACCGCGTTACGTTGGAGGTCCCTGGTATTTCCCCTGATGCTCGTCATATTTATGAGAAACAGGGATTTAAAGTAACGGAAGAACCAAAGAACACCAGAGGTGTTTGGGGCGGCCTGACAAAAATGGAACTTCCACTCAAGAAGACAAAGTAGAAAGGAGGTGATCGATGCCCAGCTTCAGCGGGATTCTTAAGCACGCTTGGAACGCCTTTACATACCGACCGGACACGGGATCCCCGGATGCGGCTTACGGCTCCTCGGGTTACAACGGTGGGTATGGCGGAAGCTACGGCGGAGGACGCCCGGACCGTTCGAGGCCAAATTTCGGTAACGAACGTACGATCATCTCCTCGGTCTACACGCGTATTTCTATCGACGTGGCAAGTATCAATATTCGCCACGTCAGGACGAACGACGCGGGGCGCTACAAAGAAGACATGGTGTCAACGCTTCAGGAATGTCTGAACGTTCAGCCAAATATCGATCAGGGACCAGATCAGTTCATTCAGGATCTGATTATGACTCTGTTTGACAAGGGTGTCGCGGTTATTGTTCCGATTGATACTTCTACGGATCCTCGGTCGGAGAATGCTGTTGATATTCTTTCGATGCGGGTTGGTTGGGTTACCAATTGGATGCCGCGACACGTTCGCCTGAGCGTTTACAACGATCTTACCGGTCTGCGTGAAGAAATCACCATGCCCAAATCGGCGGTGGCGATTATTGAGAATCCGCTTTATTCAGTGATGAATGAGCCAAACTCAACGCTTCAGCGTCTGATTCGTAAGCTCAATCTTCTGGACGTTGTCGATGATGCTTCTGCATCGGGTAAGCTTGACCTTATTGTTCAGCTTCCCTACACAGTTCGTTCAGAGGCAAAGCGCCAGCAGGCTGAGCAGCGGCGTAAGGATATTGAGTTCCAGCTTGTCGGGTCTAAGTACGGTATTGCCTACACCGACGGTACTGAGAAGATCACGCAGCTTAACCGACCGGTTGAGAACAATCTTATGGGCCAGATCGAGATGCTCACAAAGCTTCTATATTCTCAGCTGGGAATCACGGAGCCGGTTATGGATGGTACGGCGGATGAAGCCGCAATGCTTAACTACATCAACCGAACTCTCCAGCCCATTCTTCGTGCCGTTATTCAGGCGATGCGGCGTTCGTTCCTGACAAAAACTGCCCGTACGCAGGGACAAAGCATCATGTACTTCCGCGATCCCTTCAGCCTGGTGCCCGTTGGTAACCTCGCCGAGATCGCTGATAAGTTCACCCGTAACGAGATTGCTTCGGCAAACGAGATGCGCGGTGTGCTTGGTTGGGCTCCGTCGGACGACCCGAAGGCCGACATGCTCGTTAACTCGAACATGCCGCAGCCTGCGCTTCCTCCAGCAGATCCCAACGCAGACCCTAATGTCGTTGACTCAACGGCTACTGATATTACTCCTACTGACGCTGGACCAGGGCAAGTCGCTATGGGTCAGGCGTTTGATGACATTGAGAATCAGCTTGACTCAATGATCCAGGAGCTCGGCCTACCGGTCGATGGCGCGCCCGCAAATCTTGATCCCAATACTACGGCTGGGATTCTGGACTCGGCTCTTCAAGACCTGGAGAACCAAGTCGACTCGCTAAGCGTCGACGGGGGTGACCCAAATGCGCCTGCCTGATGGAACTATTCTCATGCATGGGGAAGCGCCGTATGATCCGCGCAAAGCTCACGAGTATTACCTGAGAACTCGCCATCTGAAAGGGCGTAAAAAGGCAGCCCCCCAGTTTCCTACCGGTAAGCAAGGCCGCCCAAAAGCTACCTCGTTTACGGTTAAGACGGCAAACGGCGCGGTAAAGCTTAATCCCAAACAGTACGCGGAGCAAAAGGCTTATGCAGCCGCTCGCGTAGCTAGCATTGGGGCAAAGCTTCAGAAGCTTGAAGAAGAGCTTCGAAAGAAGATGTCAGAAGCTAGAAAAAGTGAGAGGAAATCTAAGCAGGCCGCTACAAAAGCCGCAAAGCCGGACACCGCTGCTGAAAAGTCAGCCAAGGCTCGTGAGTCCAAGCAGTATCGGGACAAGCATAAGACTGAGCTTAAGACAAAAGCAAAGCAGGCCGAGAAGAAAGCGGCTCCGGCCAAGAAACATGACCTCAATACTGTCGATGGTCTTAAATCGGCCATCTCAGATGTCAAAAAGAGTCTTCATGCGGCTATTGAACGTCAGCGGGCACTAGCTTCTGCACAGCAGAACACCGGCTAACTGGCCGAACCACCAACAGACGGAAGGAAGTGTCAAAATGGGAGCAATCTCCCGGAAGGACCGCGGTGGCGACGCCGGGGAGAATACGGTCGTTATCGACGGAAAGACTTACGTCACTGGCGGCACGCTGATTCACGCTGACGGCGAGAAGATGCGTAAGCCCGATTTCAGTGGCTGGGCGACGAAGGCGGGTATCGAGTGCTCTGACGGGCGCACGATCCTCCCGAACGCTTTCGCCCACCAGGACCAGGTTACCGTCCCCCTGGTGTGGCAGCACGGCCACAAGGAGGCGACCAACGTCCTGGGTCACACTGTGCTGGAGAACCGCGATGAGGGTGTGTACACCTACGGTTACTTCAACGACACCGAGCAGGGCAAGAATGCCAAGGCGCTTGTCAAGCACGGCGACATCACGTACCTCTCGATCTTCGCAAATCAGCTTCAGGAGCGGGCCAAACAGGTCGCTCACGGAATGATTCGCGAGGTCTCTCTGGTCATGGCGGGTGCGAACCCGGGTGCGATCATTGACAACATCGAGATCATGCACGCCGATTCCGGCCAGGTTGTCGAGATCGAGGATGAGGCGGTTATCTACACCGGCCTCGAGCTGGAGCACGGTATCGAGCTGGACGAGACGGAAGAGCCCGCGGACGACGCGGAGCTTGAGCATGTCAACGCTGACGGTGAGCGTACGGTTCAGGACGTCTACGATGAGATGACGCCTGAGCAGCAGGAAGTGGTCCACTACATGGTGGGTGCCGCTATGCAGGAAGTCAAGCACGCCGACGAGCCCTCCGATGAGGAGGAGCCCGCCG